CGCTGTATCAGTGCAAGGTGTACAAGGGGCTGCTGAGCGATGAAAAGGTGAACGAATTTATCAATAGTAGCGGAAGCGACAGCGGCAGTGACAAGATTCCGGTGCAGAGCATCAGCCTGAGCAGCAGCGCCCTGACCCTGAACGAGGGCGAGAGCAAGACCCTGACCGTTACCGTGCTGCCTGCGGATGCCACCTATGGCGAACTTTTTCTTAACTTTAGTCCGGGAAGTTTCGTTTCTAATTCAGGCGTACCTGTTAAGCTATCTGAAAATGTGTACAGATACACTTTGAAAGCTTTAAAGGCGGGCACTTGCACGGTGACCGCCACCGCAGGCGGCAAGAGCGCCAGCTGCACCGTGACGGTGGAAGCAGCCGAGACGGCACAGCTGATCTACACCCTGCCCGCCGAAACGGAGCTGACCAACGGCTTTGACACCGGCCTGAAGCTGCTGGAGCACGCATCCACCGAGTCGCCGCAGTATACCATTCTGGTGGACGCAAAGGCGGGGGACAACTTTGACGCAAGCACATGGCCTGCTTTCCTGCACTGCCTGACCGAGACCGGCAGCACCGCCAACCTGCCCGGCTTCAACTCCACCAGCAGTCCGCTGAATAATAAGACGGAGTTCGCCTACTACAACTACGGCGGCGTTACCCTGTCGGACAGCATCGAGCACCTCAAGACCCGCACGCGGTATGTGGTGCAGCTTGATGGTAAAAAGTACCGCGGCGGCAGCACCTACTGCCCGATGACCGGGTGGCTGACCAGCAACAGTGCGATCATCGATGTGCCCCAGACCTTCCTGATCGGTGCGGCACAGAGCGCGGACGGCAGCAAAAAGCAGCAGTTCTGGTTGGGCACGCTGTATCAGTGCAAGGTGTACAAGGGGCTGCTGAGCGATGAAAAGGTGAACGAGTACATCGAAAAGGGGTGGTAAAATGGAAGGATACAGTATCAGCGGCCAGATCATCAGCCCGCTGGCGGGAAAAGCACTGTACATTGCAGGCGACAGCATCGCCTACGGTGCAAGCTGTGCGGGCGGCTACGGCAAGTGCATTGCAGATAAATATGGCATGACGGTGACCAATGAAGCCGTGAACGGCGCAACGCTGGCCCCGAACATTACCGACAACGTAAACGGCGGTATCCGCACCTGTATCAGCACGGTGGTGACAAGCTCCACGGCGCTTGCAAAGGCAGACTATATCCTGCTGGAGGGCGGCGTGAATGATGCGTGGAACAAGGCCCCGGTGGGCACCTTGACGGATGGCTTTGCTGCTGCCTACGATGAAACGACCATGACCGGCGCACTGGAAAAAATGCTGGAGTATCTGGCGAAAAACTACAGCGACAAGCGCGTGGCCTATGTATTCCCGCACGGCGGTCTGTTCGGCAGCAGTGAAAACTGGTACAAGACCTACAAACCCGCCATTCTTGCAGCGCTGAAAAAGTGGGGTGTACCCTACGTGGACATTGCAGAAAGCACCCCGCCCATGGGCGGCCACGGCATCAGCGGGCTGAGCGGCAAGTACACCGGCGATGGCACACACCCCAACAAAGCAGGCTACGAGCGGTTTTACATGGAGCCCATCGCTGCGCTGCTGAAGCGTATGTAAAGAAAAGAAAGGACTGATATCATGCTTCCTATCATGGACGTATCCCGCTGGCAGGGGCGCATCAACTGGGACAAGGTCAAGGCAAGCGACTTTGTCTCCGGTGTGATGCTGCGGGCGCTGGGCAACAGCGCAAAAGACGCGCCCAGCAAGCCGTACATTGACCCCACCTTTGAGCGTAATTACCGCGAGTGCCAGCGGCTGGGCATCGCCTGTGGCGTGTACTACTACTGCAAGGCGGTCAACACGGCAGAAGCTGACGCAGAGCTTGCCCTGCTGCGCAAGGTACTGACCGGTAAGACAGTGCAGCTGCCGGTGGCGGTGGACATTGAGGACAGCTATGTGCAAGCGCCGCTCGACAAGCAGACCCTGACGGACATTGCCGCCCATGCGCTTGCCACGGTGGAGCGCTGGGGCTTTTACGCCATGCTATACACCGGGCTTTACTTTGGCCGTGATAACCTGTACATGACCGGCGCTGCGCTCAAGCCTTATGACGTGTGGCTGGCAGCCTACCGCAGCAAGAAGCCTGAACCGGGCTGGCCGTTCGGCTTGTGGCAGTACACCAACAAGGGCAAGATTCCCGGCGTTGTGGACGCGATACCGGGCAAGATTTCCGGCGTGGATTTGTCTGTGCCCTACAAGGACTATGCTAAAATCATTGCTAAGAAGGGGCTGACCCGTCTTCGGGAGGGCGCATGAGCGAAGCAATCATCGTGGCAATCATCACCGGCGGTCTGAGCCTGATCGGCGTGATCGTCTCCAACAACCGCACCGCTCAGAACATGGACAAGAGTATGGACGCTAAGTTGGACAAGCAGCAGGCCGTCACCGAAACCAAGCTGGAAGAGCTGACCCGCGAAGTGCGGGCGCATAACAACTTTGCCCAGCGCGTTCCGGTGCTGGAAGAACAAATCAAGGTGGCAAACCACCGCATCGAAGACCTCGAAAAAGAGAGAGGAGAGTAACACATGGAAACCATTCTTAACACCATTCTCACCCCGCTGCCCGCGTGGCTGGCGCTGGTGCTCATCGTTGTGGGCGCTGTGTCGCTTGCGTTGGGGCTTATCCGTCTGGGCTACGGCGCAGCGGTCAAGACGCTGGTGCTTGACCTTATCGACCAGGCAGAGCGTGAGATTCAGGGCACCAAGCGCGGCGCAGAGCGCAAGGCGTGGTGCGTCAAGATGCTTCGCACCTATCTAAACAACAGCCGGTGGGGCAAGCTGGTCTCGTGGGCAATCACCGAAGAGACCATGAGCAAGGTAATTCAGTTTTTCTTTGACCGGGCACGGTCGGCGCTGCAAAAGCAGTAAGGAGGATATCATGGCAAGCACTACATACGAGCATTTTGTTGACGCCAACAAAATGTACGCCACACAAGAGCAATTTCGTGACATCACGAAACTGGTGACAAAACGTCACCAGTTTGCCAGCATTGGCAATATGGTGCGCAACGCTGGACAGCTGCCGCAGCCCTTCTGGCTCGGTGCTGCCCGTGGCGGCGGCTCGCGTAGTGCTGCCCGCTGCGCTGCGAGGACTTGACAGACAGAGGATGATCGCCGCCATCAAAAGCGCACCGCTTGGGAGGGTAGACCGTAAGATAGCCTTACTGCGGTATGTTGAGCGGCTTCCGCTGCCGGACATTGCAGCACAGACACATTACAGTCGGACGGCGATAGGCTACCGGCTGAAAGTTATTGATGAAAAGCTAGACGAAAGGAGCTCACCGTGAACCTCGAAAATGTTCCGACCGCCAATCTTATTACAGAGCTTCGCAAACGCGAGGGCGTGAAAACGACTGTTGTCGAGCCCTATCAGGACGCAGCGGTCAGCGTCAACGGCCCCGCACTGGTTCTTGTCGTAACAGATTGATTGTGGTAAAATAACATCAACAAATCCACCCGGCCTCTCGAAGAAGCACAAGAGGGCGGATATCTGAAATCCCCTGCTTTGCCGAAGCCCTGCGTGCCACGCGGGGTACTTTGTAGGCAAAGTGTGGGATTTTGTTTTATTTGCACTAGTTTTGTCGAAACCCTTGCCTTGCAAGCAGAAACGTGATATTTTAGTTTTGCTTCCAATGCGAAGTCCTTTAATAGTTAAGCGCTCATGCGGTTTTTCCGTGTGGGCGCTTTTCTTTTTTGCCCTTCGTTGTACCTTCGTTGTCCTTTGTTTTTTGCCGATGCGGTACACTGAGAGCACAAGGAGGGATGTTTTATGAGCTATTATCCGACACCCGGAACACCCTACGTTCCGCAGCAGCCTGTCAATCCTTACGGCGGCATGGGCGCAGTCGGGCTTGCCACTCCCCTGCCGAACACACAGATGCAACAGGCACAGCCGCAGCGTCCGCAGCCGATGAATGGGCAGCAGCCTGTTCAGCAGTCGGCACAGGACGGAGGTTGGTTACTCGGCAGACCTGTTTCCAGCAGGGAAGAATTTCTGGCGATACCGTCAGACCTGTACGGCAGACCGACCTATTGCCCGGACTTGCGCAGTGGCGTGATCTACTGCAAGCGGCTCAACCCAGACACCTGTGAATCCTATGTACAGGAGTTTTACAGCCCGGAAGCATGGCGACAGATGCAAGCACAACAGGCGCAGCAGACCGCTGCACCGACACAGCAGTATGTGCCTATTGAGCAGTACAATGCCCTTGTCCACCGACTGGATGAACTGGAAAAATGGCAGAAGAGCTTTTCTAAGCCCGCTACCGCAGCGAAGAAAGGAGAATAAGCGATGCCCTCTCCATTTGATATGATTACTCACAGCCCTATCATGCAGCTTGCAAATCTGGCTCGTGCCGGGCAAAACCCGATGGGGCTTATCCAGCAGTTGGGTGGGCAGAGCGCACCCATCATGCAGGGGCTGAACCTGATTCAGGGAAAGAACGAATCACAGCTCCGGACGATGGCGCAGAACCTCGCCAAAGAGCGCGGCATCGACCTGAACCAGCTGGCAAGCGTCCTGAATTTGACGCTTCCGAAGTGAGGAGGCTTTACAATGGATGATTTTGAAAACAGCCATCCAGAAAAAGATTTTGACATCAACAATCTGTGTGGCAATGACAAAATATGGATTCCTTTAATGCTCGGATTGATTTTCGGCGCTGTCAGCAAAACGTGGGACGACCCGAAAGATAAAAAAGACAATCCTCCAAGCTGACTTAACAATCCCCAAATAATCATCCCTCTAAGCGAAACGCTTCTCAGTTTTTGCGGACTTGACAAAAACCGCATTTGTTTGGCTTCGCCCATCGCATACGGCGGTGGGATAGCATAACGCAAAACTGAAAGGAGTTTTGTTATGGACGATTTTGCAACTGGCTATCTGGCTGGGCAGGACGGCGGCAATAACAACAGCGGATTCTTCGGCAACGAAGGTCTGTGGGCGGTTATCATCCTCGCCATCATCTTCGGCTGGGGCGCAAACGGCTATGGCCGCAACGGCGGGGACAACGGCATGAACAGCTACATCCCATATCTGGTTGGCACTGGCGCAACCGGTCAGGGCGGTGCAGACACTCGCGCGGCTCTGTCTGAGGGCTTCTACCAGCAGGATACCTCCCGCTCTCTGGCGGGCATCCAGAGCGGTATCTGCTCTCTGGGCTATGACCAGCTGGCGCAGATTAATGGCATCAACGCCAACATTGCGAACGGCTTTGCTGGTGTGAACAGCGCCATCTGTCAGCTTGGCTACCAGAACGCACAGCTGGTAAACGGCCTGGAACGCAGCGTGTCTAACGGCGACAACGCCATCAGCCTTGCTATCATGCAGGAGGGCAACGCTCGGCAGGCTGGCCAGACCGCTCTTGCCACGCAGCTGGCATCTTGCTGCTGCGAGAACAAGCAGCTGATCGGCGACCTGAAGTACACCATCGCAACAGAGGACTGCGCTACCCGTCAGGCTATCGCAGACAATGCCCGCGCAGTTATCGACAACTGCAACGCGAACTACCGCGCTATGATGGACTACTTCACGCAGGATAAGATCGCCACTCTGACCGCTGAGAACCAGAACCTCAAGTTCGCCGCTTCTCAGGATCGTCAGAATGCGCTTCTGACCACCGTGATGTCCCAGCAGACTGATACCATTCTGAACCGGGTCAATCCTCGTCCGATTCCCGCTTATCAGGTGGCGAACCCCAACATGGGCGTGAACTGCTGCGGCTGCTGCTAACCAACACACTCCCCGATAACACCGGGTGAACCATCGGGGCAGGGGTAAGACACCTCTGCCCCTGATTTTTTAGGAGGAAAACATTATGGCTTGCAAAACAAGCTGCAAACTCTGCTCTCATCTGGTTCTGAGCCAGTCTGTTACATTCGCCAACGACACGCTGACCATCAACATTCCTGCTGGCGCATACCAGAACGGAGAGAAGTATTGTCTGGTCATTGCCCAGGCTTTGCCGGACACGACCACCATCAACGCCCCTGTGGTCATTACCATCGGCGCAGGCACGACCGCATACCCTCTGACCGACTGCAACTGCGCTCAGGCAACCGCTGAGAGCATCCACACCCGCACCCGCTATGCTACTCGTGTGGCAACGTCTGCGACCGGCACCGGCACGTTCAAATATCTTGGCTGCTTCTGCCGCTCACACGCTGGCGCACCCGCATCTATTTCTTGAGGAGGTATAGATTATGGGCAAGACTAATTTTCGCCGCATGATGATGCTCCGTGACCACGACAAAAACCGTGAGCCGGAACGTGACCGCCTTGAGGAAGAGCGTGACCGCAGGGAACGTGAGATGGAACGCCGTCTGCGTAAGCTGGAAGGTGGTAACGACCGCTATCCCTACTATCCGCAGGAAGAAAACCGATACATTGACCCCTACCCCATCCCCCGCTACCCTGACGTGGAGAATGGACGCAGAATGCCGCAAATCGGCTTCTCACAAAACGGCGACTGGGATAAGCGGTCGGGACAGTACGAACGTGGCGGCGCAGACAGCCGCTCCATCAAGATGCCACGCCAGCACCTCACCCACGATGAAGCTGAGGAATGGTGCGACAGCATGGTGAACGCTGACGGTACGAAGGGCTGTCACTGGACGCTGGAACAGACACAGGACGTTGCGAAACAACGCAATATCACCTGTGACCCGAACGATTTCTGGGCTGTTATGAACATGATGTACTCGGATTATTGTCAGGTCGCAAAGCGTCAGTCCGTTGACACTCCGGGCTTCTACGCTGACATGGCAAAAGCGTTCCTTGAGGACGCGGATGCCGCAGACGGCAAGGCATATCTCTACTGGGATTGCATTGCTGATAAGTAAAACAGAAGAGGGGATTTGTCCAAAATTGGACAGACCCCCTCTTTATTTACTATCAGCGCTGAAAATTCAGCCGCCAATTCAGCCTAAGTCAATCTGGTCTTTCGATGCCGCAACAGACAAGTTGTAGATGTACTCCCCTGCCGTGAATCCGTGCTTACGTGCTTCTCTCGTAACGAACGTCCGTTCGCTGTCGCTCATAAGGATTGTGATTCGCTTACTACGTTTACCGTCACCCTTCTGCCCCTGATGGGAAGTGTAAGGCTGAATCTCCATCGTGCGCTTTGCATCACTGACGGACAGGTTGGTAAGCGCAATCATAATCTGCTGGTTCTGCTGAACGATGGCTTGCAGGACTTCCGTGCTCTTCATCAGCACTTGCAAGATTGCATTGTCCTGCGTGTCAGGCTTATTCTCCTGCGGGGCAAGGCTGTAATAGCCATCCTTTCGGAGAGATGGAAGAACGTCATCGAAAACCCAACTCTCAAACTTTTCTGCGCCGGGCAACTTGCTGTGGGTGATAAGACGGTAAACGTCACCTTCTGGGATAAAAGTCACTTCAATCATCTTGTCTTTTGCTTGCGGGTGAGGTGTACTGCGTTTTACAGTATACCGACAATGACGTTTTACTGCATCTGGCGCATTGGTATAGCCAAGTGCCTTTGCCACGTCAGAAGCACAGAAAAGAATTTTACCATTTTCTTCAATCGTGCGAAGCTGACCAAAGGTCTTGTTCTTGAAAACGTGAAGTGCGTTACATCTCTTATTATCCATCATATCCTCCATATTCAACTGTTTAGCATCTTCCATTCCGGTCTCATACGCCTTGTAAGTGATTCGAGATAACGCTTCCGCAATCTCGTAATCATCCTTATTGAGCGGACGACCGTTGCTGTTTTTCTTGAAGTTTTCGAGAATCTCTTCTTTCGTTGCTGGAATGTTCATTGGCTTTACCACAAAAATCTTGCTTGTAATGCAACTATGAAGATGATATAATGGATTTATCACCCATAATCGCATGGAGTGTAATCCCTTAAACTGCCGGTGACCGCCAAGTTACGAACAGTTTAGGGGATTTTTTATTTTTGATGTTCAAGCCATTGCTGGACAGCTTCACGAACGGCTTCTCCCTTAGAAATGCCGTTTTTTTCGCAATAATCCGAAAGCTGTTTGTCAGTATTCACGTCCAAACGGACGCTTGTGCGAACACTGTTCGGGTTTTCCAGCTTTGGTCTTCCCATTTTTGCACTCATGCGTTCACCTCCACTTTTGAGCGCACATTAAGTATACTATTTGTGTGCTTAAAAGTCAATACCTAATACCGGAAGATACAGTTTGCAGGTATATCGTGTTTCACGACATACCTTAATCCTCCAAGAAATCCTCCAATTCAATCTTCCCCTCTGCCGCCGCAACCGCCAGAGCGTACACGAACTGCCCAATCGTCATGCCGTGTCGCCTTGCTTCACGGTTGATATACTTGCGTTCTTCCTCACTCATAAGTATGGTAATGCGTTTTGAACGCTTGCCATCACCGCTTGCAACACCCTGATGCGATTCCGGCATCGGGATTTTTTTCTTTGTCAAGCCAGCTTCGGCTAGTGCGCCGGATACATCGCCTTGTTCGATAAGGCGTTGAACTTCCTTCGCTTGTTTCAGCTTCTTTGGCTTACTTTCGCTTACTACGGCATTGTTTTGCTGTGTTTCGCTGCCTTTGGCTTGCTTCGGCTTAACACTACTTAACTGTGCTTCATTAGGCTGTGCACGGCTGTCTGTGGCATCATTAGGCTTAATCTGTGCTTGCTCGGCTTCGTTCGGCTTTGCTTGGCTTACTTCTTCTTCCTTTGGCTCACTTTGGCTTAATACTTGCTCCGAAAAAATAGGCTGGAAATCAAACCCGCCAAGTAAGCCTGTGGATTTTTTACTGGTTGATTTCACTTTTCTTCCTCCGTTTGGACATGTAAGCCTAAGTTTTTTTCATTCCTAAGCTCTTTATGGCGATATATTTCAAATTCTTCGATGTCTTTTATTCCTCTCATATAATTGCTCCAACGATCCAAAATGCCTACAGCAGCATCATAGCTTTCCATTTTTATCCTCCTCTACAATTTTCTGCGCCAACGCCTTGAAATCCTCTGCGCTGGTGCTCTTTGCCGTGTCGCCGCTAAACAGGCTGTGCCGCTCTGCCTGTGCCTTACGGACGCCCATAGACGGTCTAATCTTCACGTCTAACAGCGTTGTGCCCATGCTCTGTGCAATCACGGGAAGCTGCTCCACAACCTCTTTGGACAGGTTCTCGCGGCTCTTGTACTGGTTCAGAAGCAGACCTTCAATTTTCAAAGTCGGATTGAAGTATCTGCGAACATCTCCGATGGTCTGCGAAAGCTGGCTCAAACCAGCCAGTGCGTATCGGTCTGCTGTGATGGGCACGATGATGCTGTTGGCGGCGATCAGCGCGTTCACAAGCGCAAGACCAAGCTGCGGGGGAGTGTCCATCACAATGTAATCATACTGACCGGATACGCTTTCAAGGGCTTCTCGCAGCCGAAAGTTCTTTCCCATGTCCCGTACAAGCTGCTCGTCAATGTCTTTCAACGCATTGTCGGACGGAAGAATGTCACCGGCTTCACAGTGCTGGATTCCTTCTTCGACCGTGCCTTGCCGTGTCATCACGTCAAACAGGGTGCATACGTCCACCACCTTTGCACCATAGGTGTCCGTTGCATTGCACTGGGCATCGCAGTCCACCAGCAGGACTTTCTTGCCGAGCAGCTGCAACGCACCAGCCAGACAGGTGCTTGTTGTGGTCTTTCCTGTGCCGCCCTTCTGGTTGGCGACTGCTATGATTTTTGCCATTTTATCACTCTTTCATTATTTCAAATAATACATTGGGGCGTCTTTCATGAGGAGCAAAACTATACTTCCAAACCGTTTATGCGCTTCTTCAACAATCATGTTTTCCAAAGCTTTTATATCTGGGCAATCAGATTCCACTGAAAATTCATAAAGAATCGACTTTATCGGCAATCTCCCTTCTTTTTCTCTCCATTCATAAATTTCGTTACATAAAGATATTATTTTGTCGCTATCCTGCTGCTTTATATAAGTCTCAACTGCCCCTATGGTCATGTTTATCTCCTTTCTACTTTATCTGCCTATTCTGCTTAATATGCTACATCTGACTACTCAAGATAATCGAACCCGAATGTCGCAAACTTGCTTAGTTGAGAATCTTTGATAACCGTCCGAAGGTAAGCTTCTGGCACTTCAACATCTGGTTTGCCCTTTACGGCTTGCTCGTATGCGCCCTGCACAATGTTCACAACAGCATCCTTCTTCTTGTCTTTGCGAATATTCGGGTATTCAGATTTTATTCGCCTTGCCACAGACCTTGCAATGCTTGCACACTGCTTTTCGTCAACGCCCGGTATCAGGCTTGCCCAGTCAACATCTTCGTATGCGCCGTTTCTAGGGCTTTTTACGGGCTTTTCGTTCTCTGATGCATCTCTTAGCGGTGTTGTCTCAATCTCGCTTGATTCGGCATCTATGACCGGCTCAGAGCGTTTTATCTTTACGTCAAAGATAATCGATACTATTCTGTGCCCAACAGTCCGTTTTTTATACGACACAGAAATATCGGATATTTCATTGATTTCAGCAACAGCGACATCCAAGACTTTTGCTCTAAAAAATTTGAACTGGTCATAACTGCTTGCTGTCGCACCAAGTTGCTCTTTCAGCTTCTTGATGCTGATTTCATGCCCCTTCGACCCCATGTTCATCCAGTCCCGAAGAATCGAATAGAGCAAGATGCTATACTGAGACTTCATGCTTGCCGTGTATCGAAGACGATACCGAACATACCCTTTTTCTGCAATATCAAAGAACACAGGCTGCAACAAAGGATTGCACCTTATTGAAACCATGTATGTAAAGCACTCCGGGTCAAATCGAATCTGCGCCATAGCAAACAGGGTGTACAGAGTGTATTCGTCCTTCCCTTCAAGAGGGACGGCTACTGTGTTCTCAATAAAGTGCCTAAGCTGTTGCTTCAAATCTTTACTGTTCAAACGGATACCCAAAAAGTCACAGTATTCTTTCAGCGTGAACTGAACAGTTGCGCTTTCAGGGTCGCGAGGGTTGATTCTTGACAGGTATACTTCCAGCAGACGAAGTTCTCCGGCGGTATAGTCCCTGAACTTTGCCCACACAAGAGCCTTGCTCTTTTCCACGAGATTGTTCATTGACAAGTCTCCCAAGTTCTCACATCCTTCCCACTTGTTGATACCAGTATATCACAGCATGGTTGAATTATCAAGAGTTTATTTCTACCATTATGCAGATTTAGTATACCTGTCCGTGCAGATTTTGTATACCTCTATGCAGTTTTAGTATACCTTCGTGCAGATTTGGTATACCTCCTTACATATATTAAACAAGATACTAAACAAGAGAGATAAATAACATCTACTAAATAGCAAAGAAGCAGACACTTTTCAACACACACTTCTTGAATTTTCAAATCTTGTTGAAAACAACAGCATCCAAAGCCAATAAATGCAAGCCAGAAGCAAGCCGATAGGCACATCATCTACGATTAGGCATATTAAACGAGGACAAAAAGTGGATGGAAAGGTATACAAAAACTGCACCGAACATTCTTTCGATAGCGATTTTATTGCGCAAAAGCACGAATATACGATAATACGTTATTATTGCGCAATGATGTTCAACTATGTGTACACCATGTATGAACTAAAGGTATACTAAATCTGCATGAAATGGGACAAAATGTGCGCAAAATTAAACGTGCTTACGTTGTTCTTGTTTTCTAACGTGTACAAAAAGTGGATGAAAAACTTTTAATTCAATGCTATGGGGGACAGGTTGACAAGCCGACCAATCACAAGCAATAGATTGACGATAATCCGTTATTTATTACGCGCGAATGTTGTCGATTTACAGACTATGGGGGACGGATTGACAAGGTAAATTTGCCCGATAGGTGTACAAAAAGTGGATGAACGTGGACAAAATGTTCTTCAAAAACTGCGATAATTCGACAATCAACCAGTTATATTATTTGGATTCACGGTATAGGAATCGTTGGACTTCATAGCAGCTTCTGTTCCAGCATCCTGCGCCTGATATAGAATCTCCATCTTTGGGGCGGTTCCGTTCGGGTCTGGGTCTGTTCCGGTAGCCTGCGCCATCTCATAGCTACCGGACACCATCCGGCAGACAGCGACCCTGTCCTTCAACGGTGTGTGGAGGTTTGCCAGAATCTCCGTCAACACGCCGATGTGGTCTGAGCCGTGATCTCCGTACCGGATGTACAACAAGGCGTCTATCTCATAGGAGGAGCACTCCATCATAGCATCTATGAGAATCTGCCGTTTCTCCATGTCGGAAAGGTCATCCTCAAGATGTTCAAGTAGTCCCGGATGAATACAAGCGTCCATGTATCGAGCCACCGATACGCCGCAGCAGGTGAACCAGCGCATAGCCATAGGAAGGGAGATGGCTGCCAGACCTTGCTCCCAATTTGCTACCGTGCCACGATTCACGCCCATTCGTGATGCCAATTTCTGCTGGCTCAAGCCGGAACGCATTCGAGCTATTTCTAATGCTTTAGCTGTTCTTACTAAATATTCATCCATAAATTCTCACCCTTTCAACAAAATCCGACAAAACTGCCGGATTCGACAAGCCAAAAAATGGAAAAAGCTGCTATGGAGAACCAACAGCAGCCTGTGTTATAACTGTACCATCGAAAAAACAATCAAAACAGGAGGTAACAACATGATTATCATTGACGGAATGCCCGCATCTGAACCGAACGAAAACAAAACGCCGAAACCGTGGGAGGGTTAGTGTATGAATCAGATTGACACCATGCTCATTCCATATGCCCGCCAGACCGCCTTAAAGCTGGTCTACAACCTTGCAAACAACGATGCTGATAAGTTTGCTTATGAAGAAGCAAAAAACGTTCTTGAACGCGCCATAGCCGCCTTGGACGATGGGCGCGACCCGGCAGATAACATCGAACGCATTGACGGACAGCTTGTAGAACTGTGAAAGGAGAAGAAGATGGACTTTACGAATGGATTCTATAAAGCCGAAAACCCTGTCGTTCTTGAAGAAGTGAAAACTTTCCTCCAGTCAATGGAACGGCGTGGAGCAACAGTCAAAGACTTGGACGATGCCATTGTGCAGCTAAACAATGTTTCGCACAGCATCAGCACAAACGCGCTTGTCAAAGCAGATGTTCTGGACAAGTTGCCTGAAAACCCTTTTCGTTCCATGCTCAACGGAATGTTACAAAGCAAAGGGTAACTTAAACTTAATATGGCTCTTAATCATTGTCATTGCAATTTTTGGCTTTCCTGATGTGAAGTAATGAGTGTAAAGAAAATGTTCGATTTTTACGAAGTTGTTCAAAATACATTGACTTGACAACTGGAGGGTGTATAATCGTATCAAATGAACATCTGCACTTACCGATCGGGAGGATATGCCACAATGAGTGAACAGGAAAGAGCCAAGATTGACCGATTTATTGCATGGCTGCTGGAACACCCTGAAAAGATTCCGGCGGCAAAAGAAGCAATAACCAATGCATGACAAAACCCCTTGCGCATAAGGCTACCAAAAGCCCGGCGCAAGGGGTTTTATTTGTACCGGGTCAATCCTTACAGACCTTCATCAGTTTTAAGAACCGGCTAGAATCAGATTTTACGGTTTCAGTTCCGCTGTGGCCGTCTTCATACGTCACATAAAACGTGACGCTGGTTTTAGATTTTGCGGATGCTGCTCCGTAAACAGCACCGGGCAATCCAGCAATTGAACTGCCAATGGCAGTACGGATGGCAGCACTCCCTGCCTTTTTGCTAGTGTTGGAAACAATAATTTTTGCTTTTACAGGGTTATGCGCAGCCCTGATTTCTTCTCTTTCCTGCGCCGCTTCCATTTCTGCTTGAACTTTTTGTGCTTCTTTTTTGGCTTTTCTTTCTGCTTTTGTGCCAAAGCAGGCCTGCCACTTGTAACAGCAAAGAACAATTCCAGCGAGACCAACAATAGCGCTGGGTGTCCCATGCAGGCTGCAAGAAAAAACAAGCAGTCCAATGCCGCCAAAGAAAACTGCCTTATCTAAGCTCGTTCTTTTCATTGGCATCCCCTTCACATCGTTTTGATAAGCTTCATCAAGGCTTCGCGCTTTTCTTTTGGCATCTCCACCAACTTCTGCTCAATCCATTTGATATCCGCATCGACTTCGCTTTGCGGCTGCTGGGGCGGGTTTTCTTTTTGGTTGCCAGTAAGAAGGTAGTCAACCGTAACATCGAAATACTGTGCTAGCTTAACGGCATTTTGATTGGTCGGCTTTGCATCGTTTCCTGCACCTGCTTCGGTTCTCCAATAGCTATAAGCAGATTTCGGAACGCCAGCTTCAGTCAAAGCACGAGACGGCTTTACTCCCTTTTGCTCACATAGCCTTACGAAATTGTCAAAAAACACAAAACATACCTCCAGCGTTTGTACAAGATGACAAAGTTCTACCACTTGAACAAAAACACTTGAAAAGTTCTACTACTTGTGCTTTAATAAGGCTACCGGGTTCAATCGGTAGAACAAATTAAAGACTTTGAACAAATAGAAGAACGTTCGATAATGTTTTTGCTTGACACCATAATATTATCATATTCTTTCAAAAAGTTCAAGTACTAGAACAAGAAAGGAGAAAAAATTTGCTTCCTAAGTGGACAGGCGATGTTGTGGGAACGCTTCACGTTAACAGCATCGAAATCAGAGAGCTTGCTGCAAAAATGGGATGCGCACCGGAATACTTGGGAAAAATCCTGAACGGTAAGCGTGAGCCTAAAAATGCGGAAGCTAAGGTGAAAGAAGCTCTGGAAGAGCTGTTGAATGAAAGAAAGGGGGAATAAGTGGTATGGAACAGATTATCACCTTAAAGGTAGACCTTGAGTACCCGGACGAAGCGCACCACGCCATTGACGAGGCAACAAAGGCCTACGAGGAAAGCAAAAAGCGCTGGGATGCCTTTGAAATCAACGAAGCCAAAAGCAGGGCACGAGACATTTTGTACAACCTGTGCAATGAAGGCTACAGTATGATATGGACGGTCACGGATGGCGCTGTCGGCCTGACGATCTGGACAAATTTCAAGGAGCCTTGTGTTGGACAGTGCTATATGCCAAAAGAAAACCTGTTTGACATCTGGGTCGAAAAGCTAGTTGCGCTATGCATTGCCACAGGTCGGGAAGTCCCGAAGTTTATCACAGATAAGGCTGGTGAGTGCTGGTGATGAAATTTCGCAAAGCACAAAGCCGCAAGCGCAGACTAAAGCTGGCAATGGCAGCTGGCGTGTCCAGAAACGATGCCAACAAGGTGCTGTGGATGGAGAAATCCATCAACCAGTGCTTTGAACGTCACAATCGGGAAGCCAGACTGAAAGAGGAGATGCAGCATGGAAGAAAAGTACTGTGAGCGCTGCGGTCTGTATCTTGGAGTGGTCAGACCGACAAGAAAGTACTGTTCAGAATGCAAGCGCAAGGTCGACAAGGAGCGCCATAAAGAACATGAAAGGGCTGGCGTTATATTCAAGCCAAAGAAAGTGTTCTGCGCATACTGCGGCAAGCCGATGCTGAAAAAAGTAGCATCGCAGAAGTACCACAATGGATGCGCCAAGAAAGCCTACAACGCAAAGGCGAACCTGAACGCGAAGGCAGCGTACAAAATCAAACAGCAAGAAAAGAAGAAGTTGGAAAAGACATTTCCATCCATCGGAGAAGTACAAGCCATTGCGGACAAGTTGGGCAAGCATTACGGCGAGGTGTCACAGATGCTTGCAACAGGGGAGCTGACCTATGAACGGTAAGTATTACGGAAAGCGGGAAATCCTCTGGCACAGCCGGGAGAAAGACTGACTGGAACACATCCAACGAAAGCGAAGGATGGCAAACGATGAAGAAAGCAATAAGCAGCTTCAACAAAAACAGCCCGTGGAAGAAGCGCTGGCAAGAGCGTGAACCTTTAAGACTGGAACACATTAAGAAAGAAAGAGTGAGCAAAAATGAAAAAAATAAAAGTAAGAATCACATTCACCGAAGCCGTTCTCGGCACATGGCCTAGCAACCAGAACATCGCGCGAGAGTTTATCGCCAGCAAGTCCCCTGATGCAAGCACTATCGAGGACGAAGTGGCCGCTCTGGGCGCAGATGCTGTGGCAGACAAGGGCATGACCGTGTTTCCTCGCAACGAAAACGGCGACCCCATCCTGTATGACTACCAGATTAAGGGCTTTTTCAAGGATTCCTGCGGTATGCTTTCCCGTATTGGCGGAAAGACCGAAACTGGCAAGAAGAAGGCCGTGAACGAAAGCGGCAAGCTAACGGCATACAAGAAGGTCATTGACGGTCTGATTTTCGTTCAGCCCCGCATGATTCCCATTCATGTGAACGGTGATATTACCGAGTGTCAGCGCCCTCTCCGCGCCCAGACTGCGCAGGGCGAGCGCGTCAGCCTTGCCAACAGTGAGCAGATTCCCGCTGGTTCGACTTGCGAGTTTGAAATTGTTCTTCTGGACGATTCTCACGAGAAGGTCGTGCTCGAGTGGCTGGACTACGGCGCTCTGCGTGGCATCGGCCAGTGGCGCAACAGTTCTAAAGGGCGCTTTGCTTACGAAATCCTCAATTAACCGCTATGGCAGAGCAATGCCGCGATGGGATCAGCAACGGCAATGCGCTGATTTGACGAGACCTGCAAAGGCTATGGATGCAAGGCGTAGTTTTGATAGGCAATGGCAAAGAATAGAAACGATAGGCTAAGGCATTGAGTAGCTAGGAGCAGAAAAGCTAAGGCATTGAGTTGCGAGGTAGCGCATTGCGAAGGCAAAGCGAAGCTCAGACCCGAAGAGCAAAGGCAAGGCGATTCACCGAAAAGCAACGGCAAAGCATGGTATAGCCGTGATTTGCAATGGCAAAAACGAAAGGAGACAAAGTGAAAGCATTTATTGAAGTTGCCCTGATGTGGGGCATAGCGCTGGCGGTGGTTTTGGCGGTATTTCTGCTGAACTTCTGGATGGTGCATCACATCGAAATTCTGGTGGGCTCATCAGCTGCCCGTGGAATCATCACGGTATCTGTGGCAATGGCTACGGCATGGATACTGAGTTTTGGAGGTAATAAGAGTGAAAAGCCTGAAAGCTAATGTCCTTTGTACGCTTGGAATCGCGTTAGCAATCTTTTCGGTAGGATGCGGCGACGCAATCCAGAAAAGCCAAAGCGTGGTAGCAATGTTTTGGTACGTTTTCCTTTCGTGTAGCTTCCTCGCCGCAGTACTCGTCTTGTGCGCCATTGGGGTCAGCTCTGAAAATGAACGCATTGAACAGGAAAATCGCAAAGTAAAACGCATTCCTCACCACACCAACGAGTGGAGGGATGCACGATGAAATGCCCGATGTGCGGCAGTGACAACATTGCAACGGTTGACAGCCGGTCTGACCACGATAACATTGTTCGCAGAAAAAAGTGTCTTGTCTGTAACCATCGGTGGTCAACCATCGAGATTGACAAAGACCAGTGGTATAGCGCACTGCAAATCAAAGAGGAACGTAAGAGAGGGAGACCAAAAGATGATTAACCTTGACAGATTCGGTGGCGTGACCGAGCCGGAGGACGGCGTGTACTTTATGACCAACAAGCAGATGGCAGAAGCCAAAGAAGCTGACCGACTGGCTGAAATCAAGGACTTGCAGTCTGAAATTGACGACAGGGAAGCGGAGTTGAAAGATCTCCGTGCACAGTTGGCAGAACTGATGGCTGGTTGATTTTGCACAGCCAAGTTAAGCCGAAGTAAGAACAATGAAGCCTAATGAAGCCGAAGAAAGGAAAGAAAATGGGCAAATACAAGAAAGAAATCAGACATTGCACGAGATGCAACAAGCCATTTTCGGCATACCCGGAAAACGATGAAAAGCTTTGCGCAAATTGCAAAGAAGCTGACTACGAGAAAATGCTTAAGCTGAATGGACATGCGCTGAAGCGTCGTCTGGTAAGAAGCGTGGGAGACTCCTTTATGGAACTTTCTGCTATTCCTAATGCGTTAAGCGCCACTCAGAGGGACGATACCGTCTCCATTCAAAAAACGTGCCGTGACTGCGGCAAAGTGTTCGAGATTACTTGTGCAGAGCGTTTTTTCTTCGAATCACATAACATGGCACTGCCCAAGCGTTGCCCGGCTTGCCGTAAAGCGAGAAAAGAAGCGATGAAGGAGAACAACTGATGGATAACAGCAAAATCCATGAAGCTCTAATGGCTGTTCAGTCAGAGTTAAAAGCCCCGAAGGGGCAGATGAACAAGTTCGGTGGATACAAGTACCGCTCGTGCGAGGACATTCTCGAAGCGGTCAAGCCCATCTTGAAAGCGCATAACCTTGTGCTACGGCTTTCCGACAAGCCTGTTATCGTGGACAGTTGGCATTATATCGAAGCCACTGCAACAGTTGAATCGCAGGATGGTGCCACCTACACGGTGACTGCATACGCTCGTGAGCCTGAGTTTAAGAAAGGCATGGACGATTCGCAAATTACTGGCACTGCAAGCAGCTACGCTAGAAAGTATGCACTGAACGGTCTGTTCTGCATTGACGATACAAAAGACGCTGACACGGACGAGTATCAAAAACAGACCGCAAGCAGGGCAAACAAGCCTGCGCAGAAGCAAACGGAAACGGACGCCATTCCTCCGTGCGCTTGCTGCGGAAAGCAGTTGCAGCCTATTCAGTACAACAACCGCACCGTATCGCCGCTGGAAACTGCAAGAAGCACGAAAAAACGATTTGGGCGCGTCCTGTGTTGGGACTGTGCTCAGAAACAGCCGAAGGAGGGCTAAATAATGCTCAACTCTATTGTAATTCAGGGTCGCCTGGTTCACACGCCAGAAGCTAAGGTCACGAAGTCCGGCAAGGATGTTTGCACGTTCAGCATTGCTTGCGACCGTCAGAGCTGCGGTCAGAAGGAAACCGACTTCTTCAACTGCACTGCATTTGGTAATACGGCACTGTTCGTTTCCAAGTGGTTCCAGAAGGGCAGCCTGATTCTGGTGACTGGTAGCATCCAGACCCGGAAGTATACCGACAAGCAGGGAAACAACCGCACCGCAACGGAAATCATGGCGAACAAGGTTGACTTCTGCGGTGGCAAATCGGACAGCAAGCCCGCTGATCGGGCGCAGGATGCACCGCAGAACTGCTCGCAGGGAAACACGGATGACTTCTCTGTGATTGACGACAGTTCTGATCTCCCTTTTAACTAACGGTTACGCTACCGGGACAAAAGGCGAACCACCTACCTTATATAATAGCTGCGCTATCTGGCTGGACGGGCGTTTGGAAAGATGAAACACTTGGGCGATATCACAAAGATTCACGGAGACCAGATAGAGCCTGTGGATTGCATCACGTTCGGTAGCCCGTGCCAGGATTTGTCCATTGCTGGGCGCAGGGCAGGACTTGCGGGAGAACGCTCCGGGTTGTTCATGGAAGCGGTTCGAATCATAAAAGAAATGAGGTCAAGCACAAATGGACTGTATCCAACTTTCGCTGTTTGGGAAAACGTGCCAGGAGCGTTCAGCTCCAACGGAGGAGAAGATTTCAGGGCCGTACTGGAAGAACTTGCCCGCGTGGAACAACCAGACGCTTCAATTCCTCGACCTTTGGGTAGGGGGGGCAGGTGGAGCAAAGCCGGAGCAATCGCCGGAAACGGATGGTCTCTGGCTTGGCGACAGCTTGATGCTCAATATTGGGGAGTCCCCCAGAGAAGAAAGCGTATCGCTCTTGTCGCAGATTTTGGAGGTCAACGTGCCGCAGAAATACTTTTTGAGCGCACGAGCCTGTCAGGGAATCCTGACTCGTGCGTCAAGACGTGGAAAGAAGTTGCCGGACTTGCTGCAAATGGCACTGCTGGAAATGATCGAGTGGTGGGGCAAAATGCCTACACCCTGAAAATTAGAGGTGGATGTGCTGGCGGCGGAAAGGGAGCATTGGTACAGACGGAAAAAGTGGGAACACTTTCAACGTTGCAAGACCAAACTGTGTTTCAACCGGTTCGTGTAACGGAAGCAATCCCAATAAATACACAGATAGCGACACGGTATATTTCCATGGGAGAGCGCACTGGGCTTGGGATTGGCGAAGATGGTGAACCAGCATATACGTTGCAGGCAAATCATGAACACGGCGTGTGTTATTGCATTGCCGGAAACATTATTGATCGTTCTGAAACGGCCGGCGCAAATGGTTCCGGCGTGAAGGAAAACCAGAGCTACACGCTGAACACTGTTGACCGTCCAGCAGTAGCGTATAAGGTCTTTGATGCGCGTGGAAATGGTGACGGCAGAACTTGTCCAACCATAACAGGCGACCACGAAAACAGAATCACAGATTACACGGCCATTGCAATCGAACGCAAGACCTTCAACGAACAGTCGTTCAGCAGCTACAAAGAAAGCGGCAAATGCTCAACCTTGAAAGCAAAAGCGGGAAACATCGGCAATGGCAGCGAATGCCTGATTGCGGAGAAAGCCATCCGCTGGATTGTTCGCCGTCTGACCCCTGTTGAATGCGAACGGTTACAAGGCTACCCTGACGATTACACCAACATTGGGGACTGGACGGATAGCAAAGGAAAGAAGCACAAATACGCTGACAGCCCACGGTACAAGGCTTTGGGCAACTCCATAGCCCTGCCACAGTGGTTCTGGTTGGTGCAGAGGATGTGCCCCTACCTGAAAGAAAAACCGACACTGGGCAGTCTGTTTGACGGAATCGGCGGTTTTCCGCTTGTGTGGGAGACCACATACGGAAAAGGCACAGCACGGTTTGCATCGGAAATCGAAGAGTTCCCGATGGCTGTAACAAAAAGGAGATTTGGCGAAGAATGATTACCTGTTGTCTGAACTGCGCATCATGCCACCAAGCCTGCCACGACACTTGCGAGAAGTACAAGGCAGAGAAGAAAGACTTCGAGGAGCGCAAGGCGTTCGTGTATGAGCTGAACCACAGTCAGAGCGTGTACCACCGTGATTATGAGGACAAGCACCGGGAAAAAGGCAAGAAACGGTTTCTCGGAAGTGAATTTAGAGGTGAACGATAAATGGGAGCTTTCATTGCAAGACAACCTAATGGTCTGTTGTGTAGGTTTTCTTCGGTGGTCGATTGCATTACCGATTACAACATGACCGAAGATGAATACATCGAAATGTGTGCCGAAAAGGCACGAGAAGAAGCAAGAGATGTTCTTGACCACTATATGCAACCGTTTGAACTGGTGGACAAGCGATTCTACCCGAACAACATGACAGTGGAAGAACATAAGCGGATTATGAAGGAAATGGAAAAGCCCGCTGACAAAGAAACTCATATTCCGTGAGCTTAGAGGTGAACGGGGATGAGCAAAAGAAAGTATAAGCCGGGCAGTTACATCATTTCACTTGATGACTTGATGAAGCAGGAGTTTGTTTACTGCGCGGGAAAACTTGTTCACAAAGGCTGGTTTGGTAGCTGGCAACTGCGATATGCAAATAGCGAACTTGCTCGATTGCGTATCAGAGAAGCCAAAAAAATCGAGGAAAACGAATGAACACCGGCAAGCAGTTTGAAGCAGACTTCAAAGCATCCGTCCCATCCGATGCGTGGTGCTACCGCCTGAAAGACAGCGCTGCCACCTACTACGGCGGCAACGAGAACTTGTCGTTTTCCATCGACAACATCTGCGACTTCCTTGTGTACCGTTACCCGATGAACCACCTGTTTGAGCTGAAAACCATCGAAACGCCCTCTATCCCTCTGGAAAAGGTGTTCGGCAAGTACGACAAGGCAAAGTGCAAATACCGCAAGGAAAAGCACATCACTGACATGGTGGATGCGGTGGGGTACAGCGGTCAGACCGCCCATGTGATAGTCAATTACAGGGCGGTCAACCGCACCTTTGCAATTCCTGCCAGCAAGGTTCTAGCGTTCCGCTACAATGAGAGCCGGAAGAGCATCCCTTGGCAGTGGGCAGAGCAAGAGGGAATAGAGGTCAAAGCAAAAAGGCTGCGTGTCCATTGGCGGTATGACGTTGATGGGTTGCTAAAGAGATTGGAAAAAGAACATGAAAAAATGGACTAAACAACTTCTGGAAGAAAGTGGCTATGAAATCAAAAACGCGCAAATTGAAAGCGTTCGACTTACTATGGCAGACCACGGAGTTTTAACTTCAGATTTGGTGCTTAATGGTCATGGATGGGGCGTTTGCTATGGTGGGTATGTTCTTGGCAAGGGGCATCTTGGAAGCAAAGACTTTGAGGGATACGGCTCTGGCATGGAAGCAATTATGCGAATCATGGACACGGTTGGCGTTGAGGAATACGGTCAAATGAAAGGCAAGTATGTTCGCGTCGCCACAAAAGGTCTTGGAAGTTCTGTGAGAATTATTGGAAATATTTTGGACGACAAGTGGTTTGACTACAAATCTTTCTTTGCAGATAAAAAGGATGAAGAAAATGAACATCAAGTGTGACCGATGCGGCGAAACATTTGATTTGAGAGATTACACAATGCTTTCAAGCATTCAAATGATCGTAAGTAACATCGGATGTCCACAAGAATATGAGTTCAATCTTTGCCCCTCTTGCATGGCAAAACTGAACGACTGGCTGAAAGGAGAAAAAAGTGAGTAAGAAAGTTTTAGACATTCTGCCCAAGACGGAAATCTTGGCACAGTTGGCAGAAGAAGCATCCGAATTAACACAGGCTGCGTTGAAGCTGCGCCGTGCGCTGGATGGAACGAACCCGACACCGAAGAGCGTTGCGGAGTGTGAAGCAAATTTGATGGAAGAATTTGCGGATATAAATAACGGAGTCACTGCTTTATGCGATGCTTGGTTTGGAGATAACCTCGATTCCGAACGCGAATTTTGGGACGCAGAGCGTGAAATTGAGGAAGCTAAATACAAACGCTGGCTTTCTCGCCTTGAAGAAAAGGAGAATAAAAATGGCTGAATATCATGTTGGATGTGGGATGTTTGGCATTTACGCAGGAACTGTAAAAGCAAACGGGAAAGAGTGGAAAGATAAAACTCGTGTTACGGATGAAGCAGTAGAAGCTGTTCGAGACTGGCTTGTTTCTAAGGCAGAAGAAGAAAAACAAGGCTTTTATGGTTACGCTTGGGATACCAAAGACGGAAAGACTGTGATCTTGAAAGTCACCATTAAAAACAAGGAGCAGCCGGATGAATAAATTTGGAAACTGCCCCCTGTGCGGAAAGCAGGAAGAGCTGAGAGAAAGGTGGAACTAACAATGTTTGAATTTGCAACTCGCTGGCTGGTCTGCCTAGTCCTGCTGGCGGTAGTGGTTCAGTCCGAACGGACAATCAAAGACATGACAGACGACCAGTTTGAAGAACGACAGGCAATGTTTGTCTGGCTGTTCATCAACGTGTGTCTGGCTGTTTGCACGGCTGTTGTGATGGGGTGGAAATGATGATTCAGGATATCAACATGATAGGGCGTGAAAGGCTGGCTTTTCTGTATGGTCTTTATAGTGGCTGTGCGAAATCCGAAACTGAGCTTAATATCAAAGGCATTTATCAGGAAATGGCTTCCGAGTTAGCTTGGTGTTTGGGATTCAACGAGAACTACAGCAAATGTTATGAGATGAACGGGGAATAACCAATGGACAACGAACTTTACTGTCCGATGAAGATGACCAGCAATCCGCTTGGTCGGTGCGTATGCGAAAAAGAAAAGTGCGCTTGGTGGAATCAGTGGGATTGTCGCTGTGTAGTCTGGATAATTGCACAGAAGCTGGGCGTAATCGGAATGAAGATGAAGAGGTGAGAACGTGAACGAATGGATTAGTGTTGAAGATAGACTTCCTGACGTTCCGAAGGACGATTACATGAGCGATTATGTTCTCGCTTACGACAAAAAGGCTGGAATTTGGGTTGCATTTTTTTGTTCTAGCGGCTATTGGTGCGAAGCAAGAGAATGTACGTCTTTTGAAAATGTCACCCATTGGATGCCGCTTCCTGAACCGCCAAAGGAGGTCTGATACATGGCAACACCCCCGAAGCGTGGTCGTGGCAGACCGCCGCTGACCGAAGCTGAAAAGAAAAAGCGCGAGAAGCGGGCGCAAAAGGCGAAAGAAGAAGCCGCCGCAAAGCGTGAGAAAGAGCGTGAGAAGAAAAAGCAACAGATGCTTAACAAGCGGAAATCTATCCGCTCACAGGTGAGTAAAAAAGTGAAAGAACAACAGGAATTAGCGATCACGAGGTCAAAGATGCTAAATACGGGCGATTTACAGTCGAGAATCGGTGACGAAGAGGACAAGAAAGTTATCGGGATGATTGCAGCCAAGTATTTTGGCGACCTTCCGAGCGTGGACATGAACAACCCAATTGAAGTGCAGCAACGTCTTGACTTCTTCTTTGACGCTTGCATCGAAGCCAGAATCTCCCCTGTAGTGGAATGGATTGCACTGGTGCTGGGCATCGAATGGGTGAGTCTGAAACAGATTATGGCGGGCAAACGTCGTGACGATAGCTTGCAGCAGAAGTACATCCTCAAGCTGATTCTGCAAATGCAGTCCATGTGGGCGTACAACGGTATGTATGGTCAAGAGAACCCGGCAGAGTGGATTTTCCGAGCCAAGAACTACTTTGGTATGCGTGACAATGTAGAAGTCACCGTTGCGCCGCCTGAACAGCCGTTGGGCGATGCTCAGAGCGCAGAACAGCTTGCCCAGAAGTACCAGACGGCTTTGCCGAAGGGGATTGACGTGGAGTACAGAGAGGTAACAAGCGATGGTGAGTAATCATGGATAAAGAATCATGCAGCGATGTGAAGGTCTCAAGATATCGAATAAGAAAAGAAAAAGGGCTGTGTCCAAGATGCGGAAAACCTAACAACAGCGGTTTTGTTGCTTGTGAAAAGTGCCGTGAAGAAGAAGTTCTCACGAAACGCTGGTATGAATCGCATGGTTTCTGCCCTATCTGTCATAACGAATCAGCCCCAAAGCATAAACTCTGTGAAGTTTGCCTTGTGAAAGCAAGCGAAAGGAACGCAAAAAGGCGTTCAAAAATGACAGTTGAACAGAAAAAAAGGCAGGCAGAAGCCGCAGAGAGAACAAGAAGAAAGCACATTGAACAGGGCTTATGCGGGAAATGTGGCAAACGCCCCTCGTGGGGTGGCAGGCAATTATGTTACGAATGCACGTTAAAACAAAGACGACAAAACAGCAAAAAGAAATACGATTATAAAGACCCGAATGGGTGCTTTAGATGCGGTAAACCATGCGTTAAAGGGAAACGTCTTTGCCCTGAGCATTATAAAATCTCTTGCGATAGCATTAAAAAAGCAAGAGAATCTACCGCATTTGCAGAAGCTCAGAAGAAAAACAAAGCGAAAATTGATGCTATGTGGAGTGAAATGATATGGAGAGAGCAGAAGAACGCAAGTTGATTGACTTCTCAGACCCGTGTCTACGCACGTTTCTGCCTGTCCTCTTGCAAGACCACACAACAGGCAAGAACATCATCTGGGCGACAGACCCGCCGCCTGAACTAGGCGTGGGCTTTGCAGATGAAATCACACTGGAACAGTTAGACAAGGTTCAGCTTGTTCCTCGTGTGCAGAAACGGCTGACAGACCAGAAGAAGCGCACCAGCAAGAAAGCAGAGGTGTTTACGCCGACTTGGGTTTGTAAGAAGATGGCAGACGTTGCCGAAAACGACCTGAAAGGCGAGGACTGGAAGAAGTACATCAACCATAATGTGCTTGAAGTCACCTGTGGAGAAGCGCCGTTCCTCACAAGCCGATACGATACCACAACAGGGCAGATGATTGCCGTGCCGGACAGAATCGGTCTGCTGGATAGAAAGCTAAATGTTCTGGCAGAGCAGTTCCATGACTACAATATGTGGATGTTCTGGGCAATTAGCGCCTACAAATCGACATACGGCTATGAGTGGCAAGGAGACAACCTCTTTCTGGCAAGGTGCAACCTGTTCCTGACACTGATTGAAAATTTTAGGTATCGGTTTGATGCTGAAAAGCTAGAAATTGGCTTCATGCATATTTTTCTTGACTGTATCGCAGACATCATCTCATGGAACGTCTGGCAGATGGATGGTCTAAAAAAGACAGTGCCCGGCACGGACATTCCGTGCAAAATCAAAGACTGGAAAGCCAACAAAGAAATCTTGTTCAAGGATGTTGGGGAAGAGAAAAATGAGATTAGTTGATGCAGATAAGTTGATTTGTTTTCTTGAAGGCTACAAGTCTGCTCCTATCGTTACAAGAAAAGAAAATCCGATTTCAGTAGAACGAGTAATTGAGATTTTTTGTAACCATGTAAAAGCTGCTTGCACAATCAATCAAGAGACGATGCGCCCGATTGCGCACTTAAACATTTATCCGAATGATGATGATATGGATAAGACTTGCTATTGTTCTAATTGCAACGAGCATTTCCCGGAAGATTGGCTCTATCCGGGTTGGGAGCACGGCAATACAAAGCTAAAGCCTATCAAATACTGCCCTTATTGCGGAGCAGAATTTGAAAATGAATGCTGACAAAAGGAGAGAAGCTAATGCAGGCTGACAGAGGAATCTACCACAAGCGAGTGTGTGACCGCTGCGGAGCGGTTCTAGGCGGCAGGATGATGAACCCTGACGAATACTTCAAGGACTGGGGATGGCGCAGGGACACAGGCGACCTGTGCCCGGAGTGCTATGCAGAGTATAAGCGAGTGATCGGACGGTTCAATAGGGGAAAGAGAGGGCAGAGATAATGAAAAAGTGCGCTCTTTACAGGTGCAAACAGTGCTTTGCAACCATGGCAGACGAAAGCGATGTCAGAATCGATAAAGACATCGTTGATTGGATGTTTGAAAACGAAATGGAAGAAAGCAAAATTGGGTTTATCGCAAAATTCAAAATAAGCGATAAAGTCCTCATCCATCGTTGCTCCAATAACACCGTTGGATTGTGTGAGTTTATCGGTTGGAGGAAGCAAGAATGATTTACTGCACCACTGAACATTGCTCTTGCATGGGCATCAAGCAGTTCTCCGCTGGCAAGGCTATCCGATGCACAGCAGAATCCTGCAAGAACAAATCTGAGCCGTCCTGTGGCTCTTGCAAATGGTACGCAGAGCCGGAGGGCGTATGCGTGAACGACCAGTCGGAACACGTTGCAGACTTCGTGTATGACGAACGCGGATGCAAGGAATGGGAGAAGAAAGATGAAACGTCAGCAGACCTATAAAGGGCTTATTGGCAAGGGCTGGTACGACCAAAGCGAATACAGTCACTATTTTGCAGCGTGGGCAAACCACCGAAACAACTGGGCTATCCGCAAGGCTGACAACCGCAAGCTGGCAAAGGCAAGATTGAAACAGATTGAACGCCAGCAAATCAAAAAGGAGCTGGACGAGTATGAGCTATGATATTTCGCTGTGCGACCCCGTAACGCACAAACCACTCAAAGCGGATAGTACGCATTTTATCGCAGGTGGTATGCGTGCTATGGGCGGTACAAAAGAGCTGTGGCTCAACGTCACCTATAATTACGGTCACTTCTATTATCGACCGGAAGTGTTTGGTGAGAACGGCATCCGCTCCATCTACGGCAAGACAGGCGCAGAGAGCATCCCGATGCTTGAAAAGGCTATTTCTGCATTAGGTGACGATGTAGACGATAGCAACTACTGGAACGCCACAGAGGGCAACGCCAAACGTGCCTTATACGGTCTGCTTGCGTTTGCAAAGATGCGTCCTGACGGTGTGTGGGATGGAGATTGAAGGGAGAAAGAAAAATGTCTTTGTTTGAAATTGTACTCGGTTTTGTTTTGACGACAATGATTGGTTTTGTGTTCGTTTTTCCGATTTATTTGCTCGAAAAATATATAGTTCTTCGCACTTTGGACGAATACATAGACAACGTAATCTTGAAAGCTATTGCGGTTGTAGCAGTCAATGTTCTTTTCTTTCTCGTTGGGTTTGCAATCATCTTTAGCGTTTACGGTTATAAGTGTGGATAACACGATTTAAAGAAAGGACGAACAATGAAAGTCAGACCGATTGATGCAAATGCACTCAAACTTTATTTTTCCGATAGGCAGATGGAGTATGTAAGCGTGGATGAAGCTGATTACACATTCAACGCCTTGATGTTCGATGTGCTCGGAGACGTAATAACAGCTATTGAAAATGCGCCAACAATCGAGGTGAAAGACAATGGCTAATTATCCAGAATACCTTGAACGAAACGCACTTATTGAAAGAATCAAGAAAGCATATTGCGATGGCTGCGAGAATTACAATGGAGTTAAATGCCGTGCTTGCGGTATTGGCGATGCCATTGACGTCGTGGAAGATGCTCCGACAGCCTTAGAGCGTACCGCTGAATGGATTGCGCAAGACGAAGATAAGACGAGGTTCATGTGCAGTAATTGCCATGCGAGAAACAACCGAGACCGCTACAACTACTGCCCAAACTGTGGCTCTTTGATGGAGAACAGGTTATGAGTAACACGTTTTGGCATTCAGCAAGCGAACCGCCACGAGAGCGGACGCAGCCTTTGTTGCTTGCAACTAAGACAACGTGGCGTGATAAAGATGGAAAAATGTTGCAAGGAATCTCGCCGACAGCGTACTTTCTTGGCTGTTACGCAAACGGTCAGTTCTGGGATGAGATAGGCGAGAGACTGCCGAAAAATGTGACGGTGACGCATTGGATGGCGTTTCCGATGGTATAGGAGGGCTAAACATGACGAACAAGAAGTTTGGCATCATCGTTATGGACTTGAGCCTTTTCGACTTTGGGCCGAAGCCGCCTTGTGGATACATTAAGGCGAAGCATATCCGCCCAGTGTACGGCAAAGGCACAAGGCCTATCAAGGCACATAAGCGAATCACGAGAACAAGAGAGGGATTTAAGAAATGACGCTTGACGAAAAAATTGTGGTGTCCGCTTACACTGGATATTTGATGTGTGACTTCAACGAAGTTCACAGGTACATTGAAAACCTGCTAGGCAGACCTGTATTTACACATGAGCTTGCGCTCGGCATGATTCAGGATGAAATCAAGGAGAAATCCAAAGATGATTTTCTGAAAATTTGTGCGGACAAGGAAGTCCGTCTTGGCTTGAAGAAAGGGTAAAAAATGGAAGAACTCAAAAGATGCCCGTTCTGCGGCGGAGAAGTTGCTATTGCCGAAACAAGTGACTGTTTGGCAAGATGGATGTTTATAGCAGGGAGAAACGACAGGAATGGATGCAAGTGTCGGGTATTCATGGAGAGCAAGCCATACAGCTTTGGTTATTCCGTAACCAAGAAAGAAAAGATTAAAAAAGACCTTATCGAAGCATGGAACAAACGCTACAAAGAGGATTAAGTATGGAGCAGGAACACAAGCCGAGAACATCAATGATTCTTCTGCTAGAACACGTCCATGCGATGGACGAGCTTACGAATGAGGAATTTGGAGCATTCATCCGCAACTACGCGCAGTATGTTGAGACTGGACTTGAGCCAGCATACGACAACGACCGTGCTATGCGGATGCTCTGGAAAGTCGTTAAGGCGTTTGATGATATGAACGTGCAGAAGATGGAAGAACGTGATAGACGTAGACGAGAAGCAAACAAGAAAAACATAAACAAGCGTTGGAACGATAAAAAATACGAAAGCATACCAATGGTATCACAGGATACGAATGGTATAAATGGTATACCAAACATACCAACTGATACGAATGGTAGCTTATCTGTATCTGATTCTGTATCTGAATCTGATAAAAAAGAAAAATGTGAAAAGAAAAATACCAATGAAGTCAAACGCTTCAAGGCACCGACTGTCGAGCAAGCTAGAGAATACTTTGCCGATAAGGGCTACATGGAATCAGAAGCAGAGCGGTTTGTTGACCACTTCACGGCAAATGGTTGGAAGGTCGGTAAATCTCCTATGAAGGACTGGAAAGCTGCTGCACGGAACTGGATGCGTAACGTGAAGGACTGGAATGGTGGCTATCAGCAGACAATGGCTGAATTGCCTGACGAGGGAGACTTTCTGCGGTGAATATTGAAAATCAGACCCAATACATCCTGCTGGGGGCAGTCCTCACGTTCTCGGAATACGCAGATGTGCTGCAAGACCTTAAAATCGACGATTTCTGCCCTGAACTGCATGATACATTCGCTGCAATTCGTGGCTATTGGGAGCACAACGACAAATGGAACCCGGTAGAAGTCATGGGGCGGTACGATAACTGCAAGAAAGCAATGGGCGAATGCCTGGATGCTTTTGGTGCAGAGTTCATCCGCAACGTCACCCATGACATGATGCTTGGATGGGCTAGAATCGTCAAGGAACAGGCAGCATTATCCAGAGCCAGAGAGATTGCGTTCAAAATCGTTGATGGTTCAACAAGATACGCAGACCTGACAGGCATTTATGAGCAGCTAGGCGAAGCAATCAATTTGCACAACGAGAGAAGCGATTTCATCCCGATGTGTGACGGCATAGACAACTACATCCGCAAGCTGGATGATAAGCCAGAGTATATCAGCACAGGGCTTAGAGTGCTGGATAACAATTTGCATCTTGTGCCGGGCAACTTCGTTGTGATCGGTGGCAGACCGTCTGCCGGTAAAACTGCCCTGTCCCTGCAACTTGCCTGTGAAATAGCCAAAAGCGGACGTAAGGTGGTGTACTTCAGCTTAGAGACCGACCCCGATACCCTCTACGCTCGCGTCATCGCAAACCAGCTAGGCGTACCGCTGCATATGGTCAAAAACAAAACCGTCAGCATTGACGAGCTTGACCGGCTGGCAGCCATCAAGAAATATCCGCTGTTCGTGCGCTCTGCCGCTGGTAAGGGCGTTGGGTGGATTAGAACGCAGTCCATCAGAATGCAAGCCAAAGTGGTTTTCATCGACTATTTACAGCTTATCCATCAAGCCGGAGCGAAAGACCGATACAGTGCCGTCACGGAGATCAGCATGGCACTGCATGAGTTCGCACAGTCCACAGGAACGCTGGTGGTCGCTCTTGCACAGCTCAATCGAGAGACCGCAAGAGCAGGCATCCCACCGACTGCCGCAGACCTACGAGAGAGCGGACAGATTGAGCAGGACGCAGATGCAATCATCCTGTTGGCACAGAACGTGACAACAAAAAAGCGGCCAGAGAAGCACTATCACTTTGCGCTTGAGAAAAACAAAGAGGGCAACGTGGGGTCACTAGACATCACGTTCCAGATGGAAACACAGCAGTTCAAAGAATGCGTGTGGATGTAACATCGTTTATGCGCTCGTATCGTCACAGTAGAATAGGCAAGAAAAACAGATAACAGGGTCTGGGCGATAAAGTTACCGTCTGAACCTCATAAATATTTTTCATCAATTAACAAACGGAGGAAAACGACTATGAAAAAGATTTTGACCGTATGTGTATCCGCTCTGGCGGGCATTATGCTGATGACTGGATGCAACAAACAGGTGGTAGACTTGACGTATAGCTACTCATGGGCACAGCTGAAAATGCCTGACGGAACGATTGTCGAGGGCAAGCTGAATAGTTGGGACGATTACGAGGGCGACCAGCTGCAAGTGAAGATTGACGGTGTGACCTATCTGGTTCATTCGTCCAACGTGGTCTTGAGACATTGAAAGCGAATACAGAATCTGAGCGCATGGGCTGTCAGCAATGGCAGCCTTTTATTTTTAACTCCACGAGAAAGCCTGTTTTAAGGCGTTTTAGATGCTACGCGATAACTTTATCGACTTCATCACAAAAACGCTCCACAGACGCTCGTAGACGTCTCTCAGCTGATGCTGATGGTATATCTTGAACTAGGCTATGCAATTAGACCGATGTAGGAGCGGGCAGAACGGCTTTTCATGGTCAGACGTGAAAGTTATCGGGTCAATCACAAAAACGCGACAGACAGGCTCTTAGACGCCTTTCCATCGATGATAGCAGCCAGATGGGCGAATGCCAACGACTATTCGTCCAATCGCAGGGCAAAGTGAGACGAAAGCAAAAGATGACTGCGACTATCAGCAAAATGCGTTTGCATGCAAATGGATGCACATGATGCGTTTGCATTCAATCTTCCCCCCTTTCTTCCCCCTCTTTCCCCTACAACCCCTATTACCCCCTATAATCCCCCTAACTCCCCCCTCAAACAAATAAATTGTTTGAGGCCCCCACGCCAAAATGGTGTGACAACTGCGACAACTGAAAACGACAACCAAATGCTTTCACAAAGGTTCTTTCCCCCTACAACCCTCTATCTCCAAAGCTATACCGTTAGCCAGCAGAGCAGACCGTAGACGAGAACTGGCGTGAGATTCGGATTGGTGGATGGTCTACGACTATTCCAGACATGGAGAATTGACTTCATTTTGTAGTCGGTTGAATATGTAGAAATGTTGCATTGCTGTATGAGCGGTTGATTACAGATTGAAAGCGACTGACTAGTCGGATAGTCTTATTAGATAGCTAAAAGTATTGAGGTATTTACCGAATGGATAATCCTAGTTAGTTGGTATGATATGATTGTAGTTGTCGGCAATTAAATTGGAGAAGAACGAACCTAATTGGATGATGCGACTATTCAAGCAGAATAATAGTTAAAAAGATTGAGTAATTATCTGCGACTATTATAATAAGTACGATGGTTAAATATTTTGAGGTAATGCGATTGGGATTAGAATTGACAGGTGTCTTGACACATATTGATTTTTGGAGGTGTCGGACGACTTAGCGACTATCGCACCTTTCTTTCTCTAAAAGGCAAACGACTATTTCACACAAAAAATACACGACTATTTGACGATGGTTCGCAAGAAAACGCTACGACTATTACTCTACGACTATCAGTGAGCTGTTTGCTACTATACTATATATAGGACTTTCAAAATCTAGTTGTCTGATGACTTACGACTATTCTGCGACTATTTTATTGGAGAAACTACGACTATTGGCTACGACTATTCCGGCTGGAACGCTACGACTATTGCTGACCTCTATTAGCTATCGGGCGAAAGCCCGAAAAGAGTTGCGGCGGTAGCCGCCAATGGTTCCGCGCCGCCCGTGCCAGGAAGAAAGCATAATGCTAGGCTAATGCCAGGCTAACCAGGTGCCAGGCTAATGCCAGGCGTGGGAAACATCAAAACCCCGCCGGGCTGGCATGGTTTGCGATGTGTTGCACCGTCTGGCATGGATCTATAACAGGGGCACACCGCTACGCCCTTATATACATTATTATAATAGGGCGGCTGTGCTGTCCTGTATAGCGTCCGGCGTGGCGCTGGTATCTGGTATGCGCTGGAGGTGCTGCGTCGCTGTGATGTGCTCCAACGTGTCGCACACGGTATTATAGCCGCTTTTGTCGGTCTGGTATCGCGGGCGGTGGAATAGGGAAAATCGCAGGAAAAGCGCCTGTAAAGCCACGTGTGCCGTTTTGCGGTGTGAGCTGTATAACTGCATGAACGGAACAAAACGCGCTGTAAACGCTTGTATTGGCTGCATTGCAGCAGGGCAAAACAAAAGCCCTGCACCATTAGCAGATGCAAGGCAAAAGAAAAGCCCGGTCAGTAATGACCGGGTGAAATGCTTCTTATTTGGACGCTTTAAACAGCGCTGAGAAAAACCAGAAGAAGAACAAGATACAAGATAATATCACTTGTCGTACCCCCTCAGACCACGCTAAAACGCTTGTAAACGGTCTTTTTGCTGCATTCTGCATAAATATCCGGGTGTGCGGCCTGCAAAAGCTTGCTATCGAGTCGGACACTTTGAACGTCCTTATACATCACTTTGCAAGCGCCTGCGATAACCTCCGGTGCTCCCTGCATCATAGCAATTATTTCATCCCGCAGGCTGTTCCGCATCTGCTCCGCTTGTTCTGCAAGCCGCTTATATTCCCGATACTCGTTACACTTGCATTCTAGGTCAGTCATTTTTAACCCTCCATATAAAACGCGGCGTATTTTCCCGTTTTTGCGTTTGTGCAATTATAATACTCAAATGACGCTACCACGTTGTTAAAATCGTTCCGTGCTCCTATGTCATCGATAATAAATCGTTCCCGGCTTTTTCGGTTTGTTGTATAGGGGTATTTCGGAACAAAATTTACCTGGCAAATTGCCACCGTCAACCCGTTCACATATGCCGCGCATGCCTGATTTTTCGGGACACGTTTCCACGTTTTTCCGTTGCTTGTAAAGCTACGTTTTTTCATGTTTAAGTCCTCCCTCAGCTGTTTAAAATAGCAATCATAACCAATGCGCCGGAGATCATGCCGCCCACATACCAGAGGGCAGCCCATTGGGAAAAGTCAAGAGCAATCATACTTTGCACACCTCCCGAATAAATTCTTTCTGCAAGTTGTGTAGATGTGCTGCCAGTTCTTCAGCGCTGAACAAGTCCCGGCGCATTTCACGCGCCCGCTTTTCGTAGCGGCTGACCGTTTCCCGGTCGGGCTTGATGTTTCCGAAGGGGCGGTATCCGGTGCAGATCGCAATACCTGAGGTGATCGGATAAACATCTGCGTTCCATCCATACACGCCAGCGGTGTAGGCGGCGGGGTCGTCCATGCACAGTATATTCTGTGCATCGCAATAGCTCACCTGGATAATAGTCGGGTATTGGGATTTGATATCCCGCATGGTTCTTTTTGCTTTCATGGTTTATACCTCCGTGTATCCGTCTGCGATGGCCTGAGCCTTGATTGTATCCATGTCACGCTTTGCAACAACAGGAACGTCCTTAGATACCCAGCCGTCAGGGACGCGGGAAAAGGTTTTTGCGTTGGTATCGATGCACAGATAGTGCGCCGTGCCGTATGCTGTGTTTTTGGTTCTAAATTCTAGTTTCATGGTTTTGTCCTCCTGTTTGTGGTGGTGTAAATAAGTTTGTTTACTGTCTATATTGTAAACAATTTTATTTCTTTTGTCAAGGGGTTTGCACATAAAAAATAAATATTTTTGTTTACAATAATTTTGTCCGTTTGGGCGTGCTCTATCGGACGCACTCCACGCCATCCAGCGTCCCGCAGCCGGTACGATCTGCCCGGCGCAGCGTGCCCAACGTCCGGGCGTGTGTGCCGGTGCGTGGCGTGGTTTGCCCTGCATCTGGTACGGCCTGCGCTGCTGCCTGTGCTGTGCAGTCCGTCCGGGTGCGCTGGGGTGCTGGGCTCTCCACCTCTGGGGTATATGGGGTGAGCCGGGGGTGGGGTGGTCGACACCTCGCGTAGAAAAAATTCAAAAAAGGCGTTTTTCGGTGTTCGTGCTGCCAATACCCACCCCACCTTCACAAATCAAAACCCATCCGATTGTGCAAGTCTCCAAAAATTTCAAAAAATACAAAAAGACCCCTTTCGAGGTCTTAGATGTGGTATACTTGACCGAAGGAAAGGGGAATCTCAAATGGATAATATAAGCATCATTCTTATGCTCGCTGGATTCGTTCTTAGCTTTTGCTGTGCTATCAACGCAATCAGAGGAAAGCCAAACAAGAAAACATGGTATTGGATGATAGCGGCATACATTGGCTTTGGTGTATGCTATGCTGCATCTCAAAGGGATGCGCGAAATATCGGCATCGCTTTCATGCTAATCTGCTTTTGCTATATTGTAAAAGTAGTATGGGGATTCTTAAAAGCTGCCATCAAACACGAAAAGTATCATTACAAGAAAGATTTGTTCGTATTGATAGCTGTTTTTGTGCTGTTTATTGTTGGAATGATGCTCCCATACGATAAGGCGGCAGCAGCTCAAAGAGCAGCAGAATCAGAAGCCAGAGAAATTGAAAGGGCTGCATCATTGGCAGCAGCGGATTCTAAAAAGGTAGAAGAGGAGCGCAACGCCGCAATAAAGGCGGAAAGCGAGCGTTTAGCGGCAGAAGTAGCTAGCTCTAAGAAAGAGGAACCAGCATCAAAGAAACAATCTGCATCTGAAAAATCGAAAGAAGAAGAACGGAACGCTGCTATTAGAGCAGAATCGGAGAAGATAGCAACCAGCAGTAAAGCAGCGGCAGAAAAGAAAACTTCTTCTGCATCCACATCTACCGTAGAACTTAGCGAAGACGAATATAAAGCGAAATGTGCAGAAGTGGATTATAAAGACCTGTGTAGATACCCAGAGAGATACTCTCACAAGAAAATTAAAGTTAAAGCAAAAATCCAGCAAGTGATGGATGCCAGCTTGTTTAATAGTTCTAAGACATATCGCGTACAAACTGATACTAGCGGATATGGATGGTATCTGGATGATGAATATTTTGTCACAGATAAACGCACATCAGGCTCCGTAAAATTGCTGGAAGATGATGTAATTGTCATATACGGCGAATTTTCCGGGATGGAAAAGGTAACAAGAGCCTTGACTTGGACAACCGATGAGGTGCCGGGGATTCAAATGAAATACGCAGAACTCGTAAAAGAATGAAAAGGTGGTCATAAAGATGAAAAAGGAAATTATTTCAGCTATCCTTGCCGCAGCTTTGGTTTTCACGATGCCTATCTGCGCAATCGCCGCAGAGAAACCGGATGAATGGTCTGACCTTATTGAACTTGAGCAGACTAATGCAACGCAGTATGAACCGTTGGGCATTAAGAATCATGGGTCTTATGCGTGGCGTGATGGTAGCACGATCTATATTTCTTATGCTCTTGAAATCGAGAATACTAACAAAAATCTTGCGGCATGGTTTCCACATATTGAAATTGCAGTCGTTGCAGAGGATGGCTCCGTAATTAAAACAGACGATGAATATTTGGACTGGGTTGCGGAAGATGATTCCTACTGGTATGCCGGATACTTCACATACGAGTATGACGGTACTATCCCTGCCGGTATCGAAATGGCTGTTTCGGCTCAGGACTATAACTATCAGCCGAGTGCAGGAAAAGAAGTTTTAAGATCCGGTGAACTGGCCGTTACCAATACTTCAAAGCGCGGCAGCGGCTATGAAACCAGATTTACCGGAAAGGTAACTAATAATAGTGCGTACAAGACAAGTGCAAAGGTCATCGTTCTGTATAAGATGAAAGATGAGAGCGGAGAAGAAGTTCCCGTGTGTGGAGATATTGATTATGTCTTGGACATCCAACCGGGCGAGACGAAGAACTTTGAAATCCACCCCTATTCTGGGCTTTCCAATTATTCTTCGTGGGAAATCGTAGCAATTCAAATGTAACATAAAAAGCCAGCGGCTAGATGTTCTCTAACCACTGGCTTTTCTTATAGACTGTTTACTTCACGATTTTATCGTGATAGGGATGGTACTCAACATTGGGCAAGGGCATCCAATACTTCACATCGTGCATGATGCACTTGTTGTCCCGGAGCAGAACCGGCTCGATCTCGCCGTTTTCGTCCGGTTCAAAGGAAAGCTGACCGCTATCGACAACCTTTCCGTCACAAGCGATAACAGGCTCGTGGACGCACTCGCCGTAGTCAACGGTGCGCCAGAGTTTCAGCATGGTCTCGAAAGCGTAGTTGAGGTATTCCCCCATATCCTGAATCTTATCTGCGGTAAGCATAGTTGTTCTCCTTTCACATGGGCATCTGGGTCTGACCGTTCGTGGCCTGAACCAACATAACGGAGTTTGCACACGGTCTCCACTTCTTGATGTACTCGACAGCTTCATCAAACCGCTTCTTCGGCACGTTGTTTCTGCTGTTCACGTTGAACCAGTCCTGAATGTCCCGGTTGCATTCCATGAACAGCTTCTGAGAGACGCTACGGCTCTTGTAGGCCGGGCTGTCCATGCCGCCAAGAGCGTTGATGACCACCGTGTTCACGATACGCTTCAACACACGCTGCTGGTTGTAGTCGATGGTCATAGTATTCTCAAGAGCGGAAATACGCTGCTCCTGTTTCATGGTGCGCTGGTCAATCACAAGGATTGCTTGCAGTTCCTTAGAAAGCCCTGCGAACTGGTTGACGGACACGTTTTTCTCAAGGTCAATCAGCTTCTGGCGAATCTCCATACCCTCAGGTGTCCGCTGAATCATTGCAATGTGCTTTGCCATGTCCAGAGTGATAACGTGCTCTGTACGAGTAGTATACGGATTTTTCGGATTATTGGTTGCGCATTTTTGAGCGACCAATGAATAGTCCGTACCTTCGACAAAACCATACTCGCACATACGAGGGAACCAGTCTTTGTATGCGGTCTTGATTTTGAGCCGCTCGTGCAGCTCCCGACCCAGCACTACCTTTTCGCCAGTGTCAGTGTCATACACAGGGATAACATCTTCGGAGAAGATTCGGATGGTTTCGAGATTATTATTCATAGAAATTTGACCTTTCTATCTTGCGAGAGCAGGCCATCTCTGGTATAATAACCCAAAGAGGGTCTATACTCTCTGAGTGTTTCATAAGACGTTCGCTGTGGTCGCCAAACTTTAGCGGGCGTCTTATTCTTTTTCTTCATCGGGCATGGGGTACTTCTCAAGGTAAGCATCGCGGACTGCCTGTGACAGCGATACGCGGCACTTCTTGCAGTGTTCCACCAGCAGTTCATACTGACGATCAGTGAAACCAACGGCTACCTGATGGCGGTATGCTTCGATGTAGGGACTTCTTGCCATGTTCTTATCTCCTTTCTTTGAGGTGCATTAAGTGTAATCGCAAAATGTAGTAAAGTCAAGCGGAAATAGACCAACGAAACACAACATTTAGTGTTCGTTCATCTTGACAAACCACTTTCTACGTTTTGCACAAAACTTAGCCCTTATTTTTGGCTGCTCCCGCTTCGTACCCTGCCCGGTAATTCAGTTCGGACAGCTTACCCAGTGCTTCTGCGTACTCCCTGTCCTCGCTGGTCGGTTCTTTGCCGTGGGCGAGCGTTTTCAGAAATTCTTCGGTTGTCGTGGGAAAGTTCATGTTTTTTGCTCCTTTCTATTGCAGAAGTCGTTTGCTTCTGCTATAATAATTGACAGAAACCGAGACTGCGCCCTTGGTTGCGCAGCTTCTGTTTTGTGGTGGAATAGGTCATCAGTGCAACTTTGGTCGGTGGTGCTGATGGCCTATTTTTTATGCCACAAAGGATAAATCTACCGTTGTTGGCTGATTCATCGTGTGTTCTGCTGTCTTAGATTATAGACGCTTGGTATATAGTTGTCAACAGCCCAATTTGTATAATTTGTACGTTAAAACACGTTTTAGTGTACATTTTTGATAGTGGTTTTGACACTTTAATGTGTTAGAATTGGGGTGGAAATTTATAGTAAAACTTGATAATACGATAATTATACAATCTGTAAACTAACACAAAAAAGTGTTGATAAAAAAGTGACCCTAATAATAGTAAATAAAATTCCCTATTGACAAACAAAACAAAATTGTTTACAATATAATCAGAAAGGGTGACATGAAATGGGGAAATACAAAAAAGTGACAGAAAAGAAAGAGCCTTTTAATGTTTCAACGAATGGCGTAGAGATAGTTAAAGAACTTATGAAGCAGTATGGCATAACAACAGCTTATATTGCCAATGAAGCTGGCTTTACTTCAAGACAGGCTTTGTATCAGTGCTTTAAGAATGAGAGCTTAAATCTTTCTAGCTTTTATAAACTCCTAAAAGCTATGAATTATCGAATCGTGGTTGAACCCGACATGGGAGATATTGGCGTTGGAGCTTATCGTGTTGAAGGCACTGTGATTGAAAAGGACAGTGATTCTGAATGAACGTAGCGTATGTTCGTGTATCTACTGTCGAACAGAATGAAGCACGACAGGTAGAAGCATTGAAGCGGCATAACATTGACCGTTGGTTTATAGAGAAGGTCTCTGGCAAGAATATGGATAGACCGGAGTTGCAGAAGATGCTTAAATCGGTTCAGCCGGGCGATACCGTGTTTATCCACGATTTCAGCCGCCTTGCTCGCAGCACGAAGGACTTGCTTGAAATGGTCGAAACGCTACAAGCTAACGGCGTACACCTTGCCAGTGATAAAGAGAACCTAGATACAGGCACTCCCACCGGTAAACTGATGCTGACGATGATTGCAGCCATCAACGAATTTGAACGACAGAATATGCTCGACCGCCAGAAAGAGGGCATCGAAGTGGCAAAGCAGAAAGGCGTTTATAAAGGCCGTAAGCCAACGGAATATGACCGCAACCTCTTTGATGTTCTCCATGAGCAGGTGGAGAAGCGCATTCTCACGGTCACGGATGCTGCCAAACAGCTTGGCGTGACCCGCCAGACATGGTATCGGATTGCTGAACAGAACAGGTGAATCTATGAAGAAAGGACTTTACAAGCGCAGGACAACAGGTGAATGCCACTATTGCGATTATAGATGCCGAAAGGGTCACAGATGTTCGTGGTATAAGCGGTATGTGAAGAAAACCATCGGGTCTGGATTGAAGCGCAGGCTCAAACAGCTTGTGGAGGAAGTCAAATAAACCGCACATTTCATCCGTTAAAATGAATTTTAGCAAATAATTTTCAGAAAACAGCATTATAAAACCGAATATTTGATTTTTGTGCAGTTGTAGGCACTCTTTACATTTTCAGGTAGGGGGTGCCTATTTTTTATGCAGCCAAAACAGTGTATCGCCATTATCGACAGCATCAAAGCGTATGCAAAACAAAATCCGACCGAAGCGCAGGTCTACGAGGACTGGTTTCAGGCGGTGGTGAACCTAAGAGACGCTCTGTCGCAAGACAAGCGGTTCGATGCCTACAAATACTCTGGTGAGCTTCGCTCTGTCTGCGCAGCCATGATGGGCAAGATGAAAACAGGCGAGGACGTGGCGAAGGTCTATGACATTATCGGTCGGACGTACCTGTTTGAAGCAAAGGACGTGTTTGACAGCTATTGCATCTACCTCGAATGGAATCGCGCGCCGGAGAAGAAGTTCTATCAGCCACGAAGAAAGGTGCTTTTGACGCTGGTTCATGACCTAGAGGACTTGTTTTTCCATCGTGTAGAATTTTTTGGGGTTAGTCAGCCCCCGAGAACTGGAAAAAGTACGCTCTGTATATTTTTCATCACATGGCTAATGGGCAACCGCCCTGACGTTGCATCGGTTATGAGCGGACACTCTGACAAGCTGACTAACGGCTTCTACGGCGAAGTGCTGTCCATTATCACTGACCCTGTGACCTATAACTGGGGGAAAATATTCCCTGACGTTCAGCTTGTGGACAAAAGTGCAAAGGATGAAAGCGTTGACCTGAACCGAAAGAAGCGTTTTCCTACCCTGACTTGCCGCTCAATCGGCGGCACACTGACTGGTGCTGTTGAAATCGGCGAGGGCGGCGTTCTGTACAGCGATGACTTGATCGAGGACTTGGAGGAAAGTCTGAATGTTGAGCGCCTGAACAACAAGTACGATGCCTATTTGAACCAGCTGAAAGACCGTAAAAAGCAAGGCGCATTAGAGCTGATGGTCGGTACACGCTGGAACGTGCTTGACCCTTTGGGACGCATCCAGAACCAGTATGCAGACAACCCGAAGTACCGATTCCGGGTGATTCCTGCGGTGGACGAGAACGGACACAGCAACTTCAATTATGACTACGGCGTGGGATTTGACGATGCCTACTATGCCGACATGAAAGCCAGCATTGACGATGCAACATGGTGGGCAAAGTACATGGGCAAGCCCTATGTGCGTGAAGGCTTGCTGTTCCCTGCCGATGAGCTGCGATACTTTAACGGCGTTCTGCCTGACGGAGAGCCTGATCGCAAGCTCATGGTCATGGATATTGCATGGGGCGGCGGCGACTTCACGGCTTGTCCTATTGCCTATGTGTACGGTGATGCCGTGTTCATCCCAGACCTTGTTTTCAACAATGGCGATAAGACCGTGACCAGACCGGAAGTCGTGGGCAAAATCATCCAACACAAAATCAACGTAGTGCGTGGTGAAGCCAACAACGGCGGCGACGAATACTGTGACGTGGTGGACAGCCAGCTTCGGCAGCAGGGCTATCACTGCTCTGTTCGTAGCCAGCGTGCGCCGAGTGGCCAAAGCAAGCTGTCAAGAATCATCCAGTATGCGCCGGACATTAAGCGGTTCTATTTCCTTGACGAAAAACACCAGTCGAAAGAGTACAAGTCGTTTATGGAACAGGTGACGATGTTCACGCAGCTTGGCAAAGTTCCGCACGATGATGCACCGGACAGTTTGGCGCAACTTGCCGATGAATTGTATAACGGAATCAGTAAAATTGAGCCTGTCAAGAGGCCTTTTTGATTAAAAACACAATATATTGTGTTCGCTTGGTCTATTTATTTGATTTCACCACTTGACAAGGCTTATAATGTACGCAGGAAGTTTTGCAGCTTCCCTTAAAGGAATAGCTTGCACGCGGGGTTTTGTCATTTTACCCGCGTGCGTGTCAACAAGCATATTCCTCCTTTCACCGGTGGAGGTTTTCTCACTCTTTCGCCTTCACCGGGCTTTATATGTTGCGTTTCCAATTGTAAGGGGAATGCCAGCCTGTCTCCCCCATGGCTGGCAAGCAACGGTTCGATTCCGTTACGCAGCACAACCAACTACCTAGCTTTGCATGGCTTTATTCTCCAAAACCTCCACTGCTATTCCCGGCTCTCGATGTGATGTTTAGGCATGACATTGCAAAGAGCAGCGGTTAACCAATCAAGCCGGGTTTCTATGTTGCATTAGCTCAGTCAGGCTAGAGCATCCGGCTCATAACCGGACATACATTGGTTCAAATCCATTATGCAGCACCAAAATTGCAGCCGACCCGTTGACTGTCCGTCAAACTGAATGTAAAGGCTGCAATGGTTTTCTTCGGGCGAAGAATAGCACGGCTGGAAGTGCGAACAGTTTCCCAGTAGCTTCTGACAGGTCTGTGCTCAACAGCCTGTTTCCAGAAATCCAACGAAAGGAGCACAGATGGTAGCAAAAGTCAGATGTAAGCGTCCTCGAAAAGACGCAAACGGCAATCCGTGTGATTGCGGTCGTTATCTTGGCGAAGTGGAAGGAAAGTTCTCCCTTCTGTGCCCTCTTTGCCATTGGATTACAATTGGAGATTCCAACCTTCCAAAAGATACATGGGTCTCCGTACCAAAGTTTAAGAACTGAATAGCTTTTGAAGCGCAGTTGTAAGCGCAGTGAGATAGACCTTAACAGGTTTGTCTTGCTGCGCTTTTTATTTTGCCGGAAAGGAGGAACGCATGGCTGAGTATCAGATAGTCGTTGACGGCTTTTTGAATAATCCACTGACCGGCCGTAGACCGATTGAAACGCCGGAGACGGAAATCAATCGGGCAAACGTGCTGAAAGTGGTCATGGGCAAGGCAGATCCTATTCATCTGCTAAACAAGAACGAGATACGCTTTCTGCACAACTACTACTTGGGTAGTCAGCCTGTCCTCCATCGCACGAAGGAGTACCACGCTGAAATCACCAATCGCATTGTAGAGAACCATGCCAACGAATGTGTAGGTTTCTACACAGGCTATATGAGCGGCACTCCTTGCTCTTATGTGCGGTCTGAAACAGCAACAGGTGACGGTGAGGAAATTGCCCGCCTGTCCAATGCCTTGCAGTATGAGGGCAAGGATGCGCTCGATCGGCGGCTCTGGCAGTGGATGTTGGAGTGCGGACAGGGATATCGCATTGTTCTCCCTGACAAGGGGTACAACGGCAACTACCCTGACGAAACGCCCCTGCTGGTGGATGTTCCCGACCCGGACATGGCGTATGTGATTTACAACTCCGGCATCGGTCACAAGCCTATCGCCAACGTGCTGCACATCCCACGCAATTATCAGAATGACCTGAACGACCTGAACGACCTGATTTGCGTGTACACGCCGAACCAGTACTTTGAAATCGACAACGGCAAGGTTACAAAGTCTGAGAATCACTCTCTCGGAATGTTGCCGATGGTCGAATACAAGCTGAACCCGGAGCGGATGGGCTTGTTTGAACCGGCTATCCCTGTGCTGGATGCCATCAATGACCTTGAAAGCAACCGTCTGGACGGCGTTGCGCAGTTCATCCAGTCCATCATGGTGTTTACCAACTGCCTTGTTGACGAGGATGCGTTGAACAAGGTGAAGGAATTGGGCGCAATGTGCCTGAAATCCACCGCTGGTCTTCCCGCTTCTGTTTCACAGATTGCAAACGAGCTTGACCAGCAGCAGAGCCAGACTCTGCTTGATTCCATGTTGAACGTGTACCGCAGCCTGACCGCTATGCCTAGTGCTACTGGCAGCGAAAACGCAACGTCCGACAACGTTGGCGCAGTCATCGTCCGCAACGGCTGGAATCACACCGAAGCAAGGGCGCAGCAGTACGAGAATATGTTCAAGTACGCTGAGCGTCAAAGCCTGTCTGTAATGCTGAAAATCTTGCGTGATACGGCTGGTTCTAAGCTTATGGCAAGTGACATCAACATCAAACTGCCACGCCGTCAGTACGATAACCAGCAGAGCAAGGTTCAGATTTTTGCGCAGATGCTCGGTCAGAGCATTGACCCGCAGTTGGCGTTCACTACGCCCGGTCTGTTCCCTGACCCACAGGCTGCTTATGAAATGAGCAAGCCCTTCCTGATTGCCGCTGGCAAGTTGGGCGAGGACGGGAAAGCACCGAAGCCGCAGGAACAGCCTAAACAGGATGCTCCCGACATAAATGTCGGGAACACAGAACGGTCTGACGATTTTGTTAACGTCAACAAAATCGGAACGAATTGAACTTTTTGGGCTTAAAAAGTTGAACTCATTAACAGAAATACCCCGTTTTCGTTAATGAGTACGAAATGAGTTCAATGTTTTTGCCAAATTCAATCGAAATCAATCCGCACAAGCGGGCTGATATATTCCGGCAGGGAAGCCGGGATACAAATTTCGCAGCGTTGCAGGGAAGCAACGGTAAAAAAACGCAGGAGGAAATTAACGATATGAAACTCAATGTGTTGCTTGGTGATGCCTACAAAGAGGGCATGACCGCCGATGAAATCATTTCTGCGCTTGAAAAGGTTGCAGACCCTAGCGCAGAGGTTGAGAAGCTGCGCAACGCCGTGACGAAAGCCAATGGCGAAGCTGCCGAGTACAAGAAGCAGCTCAAGGCAAAGCGTACCGATGATGAAAATGCCGCGCAGGAACAGGCTGACAAGCTGGCAGAGATGCAGAAGCAGATTGAAGCCCTGACTGCCGACAAGGAGAACCTCGTCAAGGAAAAGACCCTTGCATCCTACCGTGAGAAGTTCGTTGCACAGGGTTATGACGCTGAACTTGCCAACAAGGCTGCGTCTGCACTGGCTGACGGTGACATGGACAAGGTGTTTAAGTTCCAGTCGGAGTTTATGACCGCCCACGACACCGCATACAAGGCTTCTCTGCTGAAGGATATGCCCACACCTCCGGGTGCGGATGGCAATGGTGACGGCGCAGATAGCGCAGGTGTTTCCTTTGCTAAACGCTTTGCGAAGGAGCGCGCAGACGCAAACAAGGCATCGAGTGACGCAATGACTGCTTTCCATTAAGGAGGAAAACATGAAGTACACCAATACTCCGGTATCGGCTCCTGAAAGCACTATTCTGGCTGCTGATACCTACGTTGCCATTCCCTTTACCGTCAAGGAGACCAATGCTGTTCCGGCTGGTTATCCTATGGCAAAGACTGGTCTGAAAGCTACTGCCACTACTGGCACTAGTGCTGCTGATGCAGCCACCGATGCCATTGGCATTCTGCTGCACACTGTTGACCCTGCCGTCAACCCCAATGGCGCACTGCTGATTCAGGGCGTTATTGATGTGGACAAGGCAAAGCTGTCTGGCTTTACCTATTCTGCAAACGATATTGCCGCTCTGAAAAAGGCTGTTCCCGCCGTTTTCTGCCGTACCGATGTTGGCGCAAAGAGCGAGTAAGGAGGACTAAATTATGGCACTGAATCTGAATGAAATCTTCTCCCCTGCTGCGATTGCCGCCTACTGGACGAATGACCCGACCAATGCGCAGCCCTATGCTTCTGATGCTCTGTTCCCCGCCCGTAAGAAGGTCAGCATGGAACTGAAGTGGCTGCGTGGTCACAAGGGCGTTGGCGTTTCGCTGAAGCCTAGCGTGTTCGACACTAAGGCTACGTTCCGTACTCGTCAGGGCATCAAGATGACCGAGACCAATATGCCGTTCTTCCGTGAGGGCACTCACATTGACGAGGAAGACCGCCGCAAGATTATCTCTGTTCTGGCTACCAATCAGGAGTTTGCGGCAGACGTTATTAATCGTGTCTACGATGATACCGCACAGCTTATTACCGGAGCTCGCATTGTGCCTGAGCGAATGGTGTGGCAGCTTCTGGCTCCTAAGACTGGCAAGCCCAGCATCTCCATCGAATCCAACGGCGTGAGTTACGTCTACGATTACGACCCTGATGGCACTTGGCAGCAGTCCAATTACAAGGCTCTGGCTACCAAGGAGAAATGGGATGCTCCTACTACTGCAACCCCCATCGCCACGATGACCACTGCCGCAAACACCGTGCTAGCAAACACTGGTGAGATTATCACCGATGCCTACATGAGCACCAACACTTTCCACAAGATGATTGCTGCGGATGAAATCAAGAACCGTTTCCTGACGGTTATGAAGACCACAACCGCTGTGCTGGTTGATTCCGAAGCGCGTTCCGTTGTCGAAACCGCATCCGGCATCCGCATCCATCTGTATGACAAGATGTTCAAGCCGGAGGAGACCGCTGTTGCTGAGAAGTATCTGCCTGATGGCTATGTCGTGCTGGCTCCTTCTGGCTCTCTAGGCAATATGTACTATGTTGCCACCCCTGAGGAAGCAGACCTGATGGCTGGCATCTCCAACGCACAGGTTTCCGTTGTGAACACTGGCGTTGCTATTACCACCGAGCAGACCGTGCATCCTGTCAACACCAACATCTACGTCTCTGAAATCGTCCTGCCGTCCTTTGAGCGCATGGACGCTGTGTACTGCATTAAGGCTTACTAAGGCGAAAGGAGGAAAGCAGCATGGGAGACCAGTATTCCGAAGCGGCAGTCAAGTTGGGGCAGTACATTGCCCCGGCACTTGACCGTGAAATCACGGACGAGGACTACCCACTCTTCGACCTGCTGCTTGATTTCGCCAAAGACAAGATATTTGCACAGGGCTACCCGTTTGGTAACAGACCGGACGAGTTGCCCTCGCAGTATCAGTCGTTGCAGATACGCATTGCAGCGGAACTGTACAACCACATCGGCGCAAACGGACAGACGAGCTACACCAACAATGGCATTACTCGTGTGTGGGAAAGCTCTGATGTGGCACAGTCCCTGTTGAATGAAGTGGTTCCGAGAGTAGGTGTTATCGGCTGATGTTCAATGGAAGTCCGCTGGATAAACGCCCGCTGTGGTATTCAAACCCGGTCGGCGAAAAAACGCCTGTTGTGGACGAGTGGGGAAACGAGACTGGCGAATCTGCATACGAATCGTGGAGCGAACCCGCAAAGCTGATGTTGAACGTCAGCCCTCCTACTGGTTCTGCGGAAGCAAACCCTTTTGGAGCGTTCACGGATTACAGCTATGTTGTTAGTTCGTCCAGCAAAAAGCGCAACACACCGCTTTATGAAGGCACACACGTCTGGTTTCAGACAGACGTTTCAAAGCCCTTCAATTACACTGTGGTCAAGGTTGCAGAGCATATCACGGACACGTTGTATGCGCTGAAAGAGGTGGCTGCAAGTGAAAATTAAAGTGAGGTTGAGCGATGCCGGACTTAAACAGGCTGAGGAAGATATTCTCAAATACAAGACCACCTTGAACCAAAAAGCACAGCTGTTTGCAAGAGCGCTTGCCGATAAAGGTCTTGCTGTTGCCAAAATTCGCTTTGCGAACGCACAATATGCTGGCAAAAACGATGTTAAGTGTGAAGTTAGCCAAAATGGAACTTCTTGTACCATCCTAGCGGAGGGGCAGGCGGTTGCTCACATTGAGTTCGGCACAGGTGTTACACATCAGGGCTGGGGCGCTGCCGGAACAGTCGGCCCGCTCCCTTTGCCTGATAACATTGGCGAACATGGCACATACGGAAAAGAAAACGGCAAGCACAAGCGCTGGTACTACTACGGAGAATCCGGCAATGCTGGTACGCCTGTCAAGGAAGTAGACGGCAAAGGCCAGTTGAATTACACCAGCGGCAACGATGCAGCTATGGCTATGTGGGGAGCTGTTGAGGAAATGGCTTCTCAAGTTGAAGCAACGTGGAGGGAGGTTTGGAATAGTTGATCGATTATTTCAATTCCATTTTCACGGCTGTTGCTAAGGAACTGCGAAAGCAAGTCCCCGGCATCTTTGTCACTGGCGAAATCAATGACAGCAACGTCAAAAAGTTTCCGTGTGTGCAGATAGAGGAAAATAGCAACCTTCCTGTGCACATTGATTCTGCCGGTCACAGCAAGTACGCTGCCGTTTCTCTGCGTGTGCGGGTCTACTCTAACAAGAACACCGGTCGCATTGCAGAAGCGCGCTCCATTGTTGGAATCGTGGATTCTGTTCTTGAACCGCTTAAATTTTATCGCAAGTCGTTTGTCCCGTTGAATGGACTGTATAACAATTCCGTCTATCGGATTGATTGCAGCTACGGGGCAACAATCGGAGAGGACGGAATGATTTACCGAAACTAAGGAGGTAAACATTCTATGAGTACTGCTATCTCCGGTCTGAACACTACCCTTTACTGTGGCGAAAGCGCAACAACTCTGACGAAGCTGTGCGACATCAAGGATGTGCCCGACCTGATCTCCGACCCGAACCTTCTGGATGCAACCACCCTGTCTGATGGTATGCAGAAACAGATTTTTGGCATCGTTCAGGCTGATACCAAAGCCTTTACCGCCAACTACAACAAGACCGACTACGCCGCCGTCAAGGCTGCTGGTTATGACGATACCTCTGAGAGCAACGTAGACAAGTACTACGCTCTGAAAATGCAGGACGGCTCCGGCTTCACTTGGCAGGGTATGCATCAGGTCGGTCTGTCCGGCTTTGGCGTAGATGAGGTCGTGGAAATGACCATCAATTGCATCTTCCACTCTACCCCGAAGTTCAGCGAGAGCCTGACCATTAATGGCGGCTAATCCGCAAAAATCGAATCAATCAAACTGGGCAGAACTGAACAACGGATTTGGTTCTGCCCCTATTTATAAAGGAGAGCATTTATTATGGCTGCTAAGGTTATCAACTTTCATTCCCCCGATGGCAAGAACACTTACGAGCTGACTTTCACCCGCGAGAGTGCCGAAGCCACTGAACGCAACGGCTTCCAGATTTACGAGTTCTCCAATGGCATCAACCCCATCAAGAACACTTCCACTCTGTTCTATGGCGCGTTCATTGCCCGCAACAAGGGCATCAACCGAAAGACGGTCGATGATATGTTTGTGCACACTGAGAACAAGGAAGGTCTGATTGCTGCCTTGATGGAGATGTACGCGAATTCTATCAAGGCTCTGATTGCCACCGATGAAGAGGACAAGACCGCAAAAAACGCAACGTGGGAGATTGTGTAACCTCACAGTCTCAAGAACCGGACAGCCGCACAGAGCCATTCTCTGTGTCTAAGCTGTTCCACGATGTAGAAGCCTATTACATCTCTATTGGCATGACCTATGACCAGTTCTGGCAGGATGATGTCTGGCTGGCAAAGGTTTACCGGGACGCGGAAGAATTACGCGCCCGCAGAGCCAATGTTGAAGCGTGGAGAAATGGTTTCTACACGGCATCTGCGCTTTCCTCTACGGTTGGCAATATGTTCCGCAAGAAAGGGTCTAGCCCCATCAAGTATATGGATAGACCGATTCCTCTTACCCAGAAAGAGCAGGACGAGTACGAATACCAACGCGCACTGGAAGCGCAAGAACGCATCAAGAGGGCAATGTTCTCTATGATGAATCAGAAGGACGGTGGTAGAAATGGCTGATGTTGATATTACAAGCTTATCCGTAGAGATTTCTGCGGAATCGCAGGGTGCAGAGCTTAACATTGACAAGCTTGCTACCGCAATTTCTAATTTGCGGACAAAGGGCAGTGTTGGCAAGGTCTGTACAAGCCTTGATAAACTGTCTAGTTCCATTTCCGCGCTGAAACAAGCGTCTGCCGGTATTTCAGGTCTGGATAAGGTCACAAACTTCCTGAATGGTATCTCTTCCGTCAACACAACCGCTGGCGTGAAGGGCGTTAACTCTGTTGTAAATGCCATCAAGAAGATTCCAAACGCGGTATCTGCTCTGAACGGCGTGGACTTCTACTCCATGTCCGGTAGCATCACGCAGTTGACGAATGCTCTTGCTCCACTTTCCATTTTGGACATTTCCGGCTTGAAATCGCTTGGCAGCGCGTTCAAGGCGATTGGTACTGTGCCCGACCTGACCGACAAGCTAAAAGCGGCAGACCTTGATTCTTTCGCGGATTCTTGCCGGAAAATATCTACCGCTCTTACTCCCCTTGCATCTCAGCTTGACAAGGTGGGCAACGCTTTTGCAAAGCTACCTCCGCAGTTAAGCAAGGTGGTTACACAGGCAAACCGCGTGACCGCTGCCAACGAACGGCAGAAAAAAAGCTACATGAGCCTTTCTAGCCAGATGAACAGCTTCATGCGAAACATGGCCAAGCTGGTTTCATTGAAAGCCATTGCCACCTATCTTGGCAACGCAGCGGAAAAATTCAATAGCTATTATGAAGCTGCAAACCTGTTCGGCGTGTCCATGAAAGGACTGACCGGCGAAGCAAGCACGTTCATCAACAAGATGGAGACCCTGCTTGGCATTGACCCAACCGAAGCCATGAACAACATGGCAACAATTCAGAGTTTGACTACTTCGTTTGGCGTAGCAAGCGACAAGGCGTATGTGCTGTCGAAAAACCTGACGCAGCTTGGCTACGACCTCGCTTCTTTGAAGAATATCCCTGTTGCGGAATCCTTTACGAAGATTCAGGCAGCTATCTCTGGCGAACTTGAACCGATTCGCCGTCTGGGTGTCGATATTTCTAACGCACGGTTGCAGCAGGAACTGCTTAATCTTGGCTATTCGCAGAGCGTTTCTACCTTATCTCAGGCTGATAAGGCTGTTCTGCGTTACATTGCCATCATGAAGCAGACCACCGATGCACAGGGAGACTTCGCCCGCACTCTGTCCAGCCCTGCCAATATGATTCGCATCTTGCAGGCACAGCTGAACAGTCTGGCTCGCGCTGTTGGTTCTTTGCTCTACCCTGCCTTGAAATCTATCCTTCCCCCGCTGATCGCAGCCGTTGAGCTAGTCAAAGAACTAGTCACTGGCATTGCATCCATGATGGGCGTCAAGGTGGAGTTCCCGGACTTTAGCAGCGCAAGCGATGCTGTTGGTGGTGTCACGGATGCGATGGACAATACCACCAAAGCGACCGGCAAGGCAGCAAAGGCGTTCAAGAACTACATCATGGGCTTTGATGAACTGAACGTCATCCAGAAGGATAATGGCTCTTCCGGTGGTTCCGGCTCTGGTGCTGGTGCTGCTGGCAACCTCTTGGGCGATGTAGACTTGTCCGGCTACGATATGTTCAAACAGTACAACGAAGAGTTTGCAAAGCAGATTGATAGCATCAAGGAAAAAATCAGAGGGATGCTTCCGATTATCGGCGCTGTTACTGCTGCGCTTGCTTTATGGAAGCTGACCACTTTTATTGCAGACCTTGTTGACGCAATCAAAAAAATCGGCATTCTGAAAGGCATGGTCGCCGGTGGCATTCTGATAGGCATTGGATTCTTCCTGATGTTTGATGGTATCAAGAAAGCTATTCAGGACAAGCTTAACGCTATCAATTTTGCGGAAATTCTTGTAGGTGCTATTACGTTTGTTGGCGGCGCAGCATTGCTTGGCTCAAAAATCGCAGAGTTTATCACGACTTCCTTTGCGGATAGCGCCGTTGCAAAAGCTATTACTGCCGCAGGCGGCAAAATGGGCGGTGCGTTAGTTGGCGCGGTTGTTGCTGGTGTTGTAGCTGGCGTTGCAATGTTTGTGACCGGCGTTTATGACGCTTTAACAAACGGCTTAAATATTTTGAACGGATTGCTGATTCCTGCTGGTTCTACGATGGCTGGTGCTGCTGTTGGCGCAATTATAGGCTCTCTCGGAGGCCCGATTACTGCTGGAATCGGTGCAATCATCGGTTTAATTGTGGGCGGTCTGACTGATGCTGGGATTGCCATTTACCAGAACTGGGATAAAATCACGGTCGCTCTTGACAAAGCAAGTGCCGACTTGAAGCAATGGTTTGTTGGAGTAGGCGTCTGGTGGGACAAAAAATGGCAAGGCTTTAAGACAAACTGGGACAAAGCGTGGAACAGCCTTGTCGATACCTTAAAAGAACTTCGTAAGAAATTTATTGAGCATGGCAAAAATCTTGTTCAAGGTTTAGTTGATGGTATCAATAAAGGCATCGAAACCGCTAAAAATGCTGTTGGTGGTCTTGCAAAGGCTATTCTTGACAAGTTCACCACGGACACCGGCATCCACTCCCCTTCCAAAGTTTTCAAGGGCTATGGTGTCTACCTCATAGAAGGTCTTGTGAACGGTATCTCCGCTGCCAAAGACCTTGCGGTGAAAGCTATCCAATCCGTGTCTAATGCGGTAAAGACCATCGGCTCTCAGCTGACAGATGAAAACTACGGTCTGGGCAATGGCTCTATTAGCCTTTCTGTTGACGCAAGCGGTAAGTCCATGATGGACACCGCAAACGCACTGAAACGCACGATGCGCACCACCAATGATAGCTTTGGTGGTTGGTTCAAGAAGATGAAAACCGACTTGGGCGACTTCACAGAGGGCATCAACGCTGTTACTAAGGCGGGCGAGGACATCTCCAACGGCTTCAAATCTTCTATTGATGCTCTTACCGCTGCATCGAAGTCCATCCTGAACACGCATGATGGTTTTGTGAGCGCGGTCTCTGATATCCGGTCTTTTGTGAAAAAGAGCGTTGCGGAGATTGAAAACGAGTACCAGTATAACGGCTTCTTTGGCGCTGCTGGTCTTGCCATCCAAAAGGCATTTGAGGGCGTGTACCTTGTTTTTGACAAGGTTTCCACTGCTATCAAGAACGTGTCCGATACCATCGACAGCGTGAAGAACGTCATTACCACCTTTAATAACCTGAAAACCAAAGTTGGCGAAGTTATTGACCAAGTTCCCCTCTTGAAACAGGCATACGGAAGCTTGAAAACGTTCTTTAGTGACCTGTTCAACAAGGACAGTGGCATTGGCAAAATTGTGTCTGACGGCTTCGATTACATCTTATCAAAGGGCGCTGCGGTTATAAACTGGCTTAAGGAAAAGCTTGGCATCGGAAGCGCCGGCGCTTCTTCTGCTGGCTCGGCAGGAAGCAACGTGCTTGGAGCGGTCGGTAGCACAGCGGCTTCCGGTGGCGCTCTATCAAATCTTGGAGCATACGGTGGAATAGGCGCTGGTGTTGGCCTTGGCCTTTCTGGTGGCATCCAGTGGTGGAAGGACATGATAGGCACTTGGGGAGATTCTGATAAATCCGCTGGCACGAAAGTTCTTGAATCCATAAAGCACACCCTTTGGGATTTGTCCCCAATCGGAGCGCTTGTAAATCTTGGCAAGAAGATTTTCGGTTTTGCGGACGGCGGCTTCCCCGATGCCGGGCAGCTTTTCATCGCCCGAGAAGCCGGTGCAGAGATGGTCGGCTCTCTGGGCGGTCACACAGCAGTTGCCAACAATGACCAAATCGTTGAGGGCATCCGCGAAGGTGTTGAAGCTGCAATGGAGCGTCAGAATCAGCTTCTGCGCCGTCAGAACGAGCTGTTGCAGGCTCTGCTTGAGAAGGAAGGGAGCGCAGAGATCAACGTGTCCAGCTTCTATCAGGCTGTGAACAGAACGAACCAGCGCAACGGCAAAACAATTATCCCAGTAGGTACTTAAAGGAGGGGCATTTATGGACTACGACCAGTACAATCCAATTCGGAGCGTGGATGGGCAGTATCTTAAATGCCCCTCTTCTTATCAGTGGCGGTTACAGGACATTTCAGCATCCGATGCCGGACGCACAGAGGATAACAAGATGGACAAGAAACGTCTTGGACAGTGCGTCAAGCTGGAACTGGAATGGAAGTACACCACGATAAAAGAAGCCGCTGCTATCCTGAAAGCGTTCAACCCGGAATACATCAACGTCACCTATCTTGACGCAATGGCTGGCGATTGGAAAACCAGCGAGTTCTACGTTGGCGACCGTGCTGTTCCTATGTATAATTCGCGGATGAATCGCTGGGAAGGGATATCTTTTAACATCATCGAAAGGGCTGCACACTGATGGTCAATGTATCGCAAGATATCATAAAATCCTTCAACGAGGGCAACAAACAGACTGCCCTTATTGAGGTTACTGCCGGCAGCAAGACGTTTGCCATCACCGATGCAGATATCATTCAGGGCGGGCTGAAGATTGACCGATACTGCGTGACCAACAGCAAAATCGAGGTCGGTTCTGCGGTTGCGTCTGAACTGTCCTTGAAGCTGCAAAACTACGATGGCAAGTTCAATGATGTTTCCTTTGAGGGCGCTGTCCTGAACGTCAAAATCGGCATCAAACTGTCCAGCGTTCTTGAGAGTGCAACGCTAGGCAAGGGCATTCTAAGACGCATGATTCTTGGCTCTGCGTCCTCTGACCAAGACGTTGCGTATGTTCCCTGCGGTCTTTTTATCGTGGACACCCCGCCCCGCAAACTGAGCACAATAAGCATCTCTGCGCTGGACTACATGGTCTTGTTTGACCGCGAGGTGAACGCTTCTGCACTCTCCTTCCCTATCCACGTTGATGCGCTTATCCAGAAAATTTGCTCCATTTGCAACGTCACGCTTGCAACGGATGTTTCGGTGCTGCCGAACCACTATTTTAGCATCGGCGGTCTGCCTGATACAAACCAGACTTTGACCTACCGCCAGCTTTTGCAATGGTGTGCGCAGCTTACAGGCACTTGCGCATTCATGGATGGCAGCGGACGGCTTGTGCTGAAATGGTACGAGCAGACTGGTGTGACCATCACCGCAAGTGAGCGTTATTCCAGCGATATGTTGGAGAACGACATCACCATTACAGGTTTTACCTGTGACGATGGCAACGGCAACACCTACCTGTCCGGCACAGCAGATTATACGCTTGACCTGAGTGACTGCGGCTTCCTGACCAACGCCTACGAGGGTGTTTTGAAGGAATTGCAAACCGCACGCGGCGGGTTTGCTTACCGTCCATACAGCGCCACCATCAAGTCTGCACCGTATCTGTTTCCGCTGGACATGATACGCTACAAGGACAAAGACGGCGTTGTACATGATACCATTGTCACCAACGTTACGCTGGCTCTGAACTGCAACACAGCGATTTCCGGTGCGGGCGAGACGGTCACAAGTTTTTCTTACGCGCAGTCCACAAGCGGCGTTACGAGCCAACAGGCTGCGACCGACAGAGCGAACCTTGAAAAGATAAACCAGACTGCTACGCAGACTAACCAGAACAAGCAGGACTTGACGCAGTTCAAGACACAGTATTCTTCTGATTTCAAAAAGACGCAAGTTGAAATTGAATCCCGCGTCACGAAGGAAACGTACCAGACTGACATGGCTGGCGTTTCTACGCGCATCGGTGCAGCGGAAACAAAGATTTCTCAGAACGCTGATGCTATTATTCTTCGTGCAACAAAAGAAGAGCTTTATAGCATGATAACGTTTACTCCTGAAAATGGGTTGGTCGTCACTCGTAGCGACTGGGAAGGCAAAGTTCAAATCACCGGTCAAAACGTACAAGTCGTTCGCGGAAACAATAAAGTTATTATAAACAACAATGGCATAGACATAACGAATGCCTATGGAAGTGTTTCTATATACAGCGGTGGCATATCTTTTCACGGCATTCGCAACAGTAAGATTTTTGAATGGCCTTATGAAAAAGATTCTTATGGCAACCCGATAGGCGAATTCGCTGCGCAAACTACAAAAATCGATCTTTCGTCCTACTCGTCTGTAATGCTGGTCTATGACACGCATAAAGATGGAACATGGTTTTCAGGTGGCGGCGGTGCTGGTAGACTTACGGTCGTTCTTCCTGTTAATGGGCAAACGTACTCTTATGCTTATCCGTGGAATACGGTACACTGGCGAAAGGTAACAGTATCATATAATGGTATCACTTTTGGAAATGGAAACGAGAGAACGTCCGACTATAAAAATAACGTTATAACTGGCGTGATACATTTGGAAGTTCCTATTTCTGATGGTGTTAATAAAAACGATAAGGTTTGCCGCCCGTTGGAACTATACGGTTTTATGTGAGGTGGATATCATGGAACATTTCAAGTTCAAGTGCAAAGTCGGATTGGATGGTCGATTGTATGGCGGCGGGTGGTGCCACGAAAGCGTTATTCCAAACCCTCTTCCGCCCGATGAGATTCTGTTTGATGACTTGTCAGGAATGACAGAAGGGTTTTATACAGCTTATTTGTGGGATGGAATCAACTTGATATACAGTCCCGTACCAAAAGTCGATGAGCCTGTTGATACTGAAACAGAAACGGCTTTTACGAAAACCAACGAAAATGAAGAGGAGGTGACATATCAATGAGCTATCAGAAGCAGAACTTTGCAAACGGCGAAGTGCTTACCGCTTCGCAGCTGAATCACATGGAGGACGGTATTGCAAAAGCTAATGAAAATACGAATTCTGGCTCCGGCCTGAGCGAGACCAGCAAGACCCTGCTGCTGTCCCTTTTGGAAAACGCCGCCTACACCAGCCCCTCCATGCAGGTGCAGCTGAACGCCTTGCGCACCGAGTGGAGCAGCGGCGGTGGCAGCGGTGGCAGTGACGAGATTCCGGTGCAGAGCATCAGCCTGAGCAGCAGCGCCCTGACCCTGAACGAGGG